CTCAATACGCCGGAGTTGATGTACGCGGATGTCTTCTCCAAGACGCCTACTGAGTGGGCCGCTCAGTTGGAAGACTGGGAAATCGACAAGCACATGGACGACTTCATGGCCTTGTCCCGCCAGCGTCCCGCCCGTGGCGACTATGCCAGCGCCAAGGCGTACAACGCCGCCGTGGAGGAGTGGGAGCACCAGAAGACTCTGTTCCTTCAGGCCCACCCACAGGTCGCTGCGAGACTTGCGTCTGGACGCAATCAACTCGACTACGTGCGCGACCAGATGCAGGCCGAGTGGGATACGATCCTGAAGAGGATCGCCAAGCGGAACGAGGCCATCGAGGCTGCGAAGTCCGTGATCGCTGAGGCTGGCCGGAACTCCAAGGCTGGGCGGAAGGCGCAGGATTATCTCGATCGCGCCTACCTGATGAACGAACTGGACTACTCGCTGCTGGAACGCGACTACGCGGCGGTGTACTTCACGCAGGACGACCTCGATTACATGGCCGGTGGTGGCTCGACGCTCCTCCGTCGTGCAACCGTGCTGCTGGACTTCGATGCTACACGGATGGAGAAGGCGATCCGCGAGGGTAGGCTGGACGAGTTTCTCCGCAAGGAAGAGTACGGGCGTGCTATTCGTGCGGCGATTCTCTATGCCAAGGGGGGCGATCCCTTCGGCGCGTTCGATGGCAAGCGGTGGGCTGCGTACATGGCTGCGCACCCCGACCTTCAGAAGCAGTATTTCGGTAAGAACCCCCAGACGGAGAAGGACTTCGTTAACGGGTCGAGGTACTTCTTTGGCATCACTGCGCTCTGGAAGAAGGCCGGGAATGACCCCGCCAAGTGGGTTCGCCTGTTGAAGCAGGACCCGTGGCTGATGCGCGAGTACTTCCGGCGCAATCCCGGCAAGCGTGAGCAGTGGGCCCGGACCGACGCCTATATCAAGCACATTTCCGTGTGGGGCAAGTTGATCGGCGCTGAGCGGTTTGACGAGGCCAATGACGTGTGGGACAACCTCCCGCAGTGGGTCAAGGACGAGTACTACAAGAAGCATCCTGAGCGTCGCAAGGCTTCGGCTCAGACCGCCCAGTACCTTGGGTACATGGATAAGTGGGTCAAGCTGTTCGACAAGAGCGAGACCGAGGCGATGGCGTACTTCAACTCTCTGCCCAAGTGGGCCAAGGAGCGGTACTTCGAGAAGCATCCTGACAAGCGGGCGAAGTTCGGGCTGGATGCCAAGCACTCCACGGAGTTGATCGAGTACTTCGCTGGGAACAAGGAGGATCGCGCCGCCTACCTGAAGGCCCACCCCGGACTGGCGGAATGGCTGGCGAAGAACTCTCCCGCCAAGGCCAGCGAGCGGTACGCCATCCTTGCTGCGTACTCGGCGATTCCGAAGGGTGAGGCGTGGCTGCGGCGCGTGTACAGGGAGAAGTACCCTGAAATCTTCGGGCAGGAGGCCAAGGGCGAGGCTCGCCTGAAGTCGGTCTATGACTCTCTGTCTCGCCACCCCTCCGTTCTGCCCGAGTTCGAACAGTGGGTGAAGGTCATCCAAGAGACCTATGTGGAGATGCTGAAGCACGCTCCGCGTCCTGCGAACTCGTACATTCAGATGGTCCGCGATGTGCCGGATCGTTTCCGAAAGCCTTCTCTTTCCGCTGAAGAGGCGGCTAAATACTCTCGCGTACATTCGTACTCGACCCGAAATCCGTCGTAATGCTTGCAATGGAGATATTTGTGCGCTACGTTTGGAATGATGAACGGAACGTCTGTTCGTTACAAGGTTTTTCTAACAGGGAGAGACTGGGCCGTGCCGGAAGATAGCGAGAGCTTGAATTCACACGGTTTCCGACCTGACTATGACTCGGGTCCTCATCTCACGCTGATGGCAGCGGCGGTGAGACTCGCACGTCAGGACATGTCGAACCCGCTCTACTTGGCGGAATGTCGGTCGTTTTTGACCGGTGACCTAGTAACTCTTTTCGCCGAGTGCCTCGGATATGAAGGGAGCTTCCTAGATGCCCGGTCCTAACGAAACTGACAACGAGCTTGACGGAACTGAAGAGGAATCGACTGAAGAGACTGAAGACACTGGCGAGACCAGCGAGTCTACAGAGGAAGCAGGCGACGACTCGAAGGACACCGACAAGTCCGAAAAGCGTATTCGGGACCTTCAGAGCAAGGCCGATGCTGCGGAGGCGAGAGCCAACAGGGCAGAGGCGGCGCTGAAGTCCAAGAGCGCGGATAAGGGAAATAGTGGGGCTGATCCAGCCACACAGGCGTTGATGCAAGAAGTTCGGGAAGCGTCTTTGGACGCTATCTATGGGGAGTTTCCCCAGTTGAAGCAGTACGGCATTGACAGGTCTCTTATCGAGGGAAGTACTCGGGCGGAACTACGCTCGAATGCGAACTCTCTTGTTGGACTCATCAAGTCCGTTAGTACGAAGGTGCGGAACGAGACGCTGGCTGAGCATGGGCTTTCTGCCCCGGCCTCTGGCTCTACTCGAAAGCCGCCCGTCGATTACGGCTCGATGCCAGATGCAGACTTCCTGAAGCTGCTTAACGAGATGTAACTCGGATAGAGCAGCCGAAAGTAGAGAAAGGATAAACTAATGGCTCTTCAGACGACCGCATCGGCGGGTCTGACGGCGGAAATGAAGACGTTCTATGACAAGCAGCTTCTTCTCCGCACGACTCCGACGCTGCTCTATGCAAACTTCGCCCAGAAGAAGCGCATCCCCGAGCACGGTGGGCGTATCATCGAGTTCCGCAAGTTCCTTGGACTTGCTGTCGCGACGACCCCACTGACTGAGGGCGCGCTCTTTACCAACCTCAAAGACCTGACGGTCACCAGCACGACTGCCACTGTTGCGCAGTACGGCGATGCTGTCGGGTTCTCGGACATTGTTTCGACCACGACTATCGACCCGCTCCTGAAGGAGACGACCGATATCTTGGCTGAGCAGGCCTCCGAGACGATTGACGAACTGATCCGTGACACCGTTACGGCAGGGACGACCATCTTCTACAGCACGGTGTCGGTCAACACGGTCCGTACGGACCTTCTGGCGACTGACATTATCACGACCGCTGATGTCGCGAACATCGCGATGCAGATGCGTCTCAACCGCGCGCGCAAGATCAATGGCGCGTGGCAGGCGATTACGCATCCTCGGGTCATCTTTGACCTGATGCGCACGACTGAGTGGCGTGAAGCTCAGAACTATCATCAGACTGGCCGCATCTTCGACGGCTCCGTTGGTGAACTCTACGGAGTTCGCTTCTGGGAGACGGACAAGGCCAAGGTCTTCCCTGACCTCGGTGCCGGTGGCACGGTCGATGTCTATACGGTCATGGTGTTCGGTGCCGATGCGTTCGGGATCGTGGACCTTGCCGGTCACAATCTTCAGACGGTTTTCAAGCCTCTGGGGAGCGCGGGTACTGCTGACCCTCTGAATCAGCAGTCCAGCATGGGCTGGAAGGTGACCTTCGGGGTCAAGCGGCTTCAGGAGCCCTTCATGCTTCGGTATGAGTGCGCCACCAGCACGGGTGCGAATACCTAAGCCGGATAGCGGGGGAGCCTTCGGGCTCCCTCGCCCCGGTGCGGTATAGCACAGAAAGGAACAAGAAATGGCTGCAAATTCCAATTCTGTTCTTGCGGAGTCGCTGTACTTCGTTGAGAACGGAGCTGGTACTTATACGGGGACTGTTGTCATCCCGGCTGGTGCCACGCTTATCGACGTTATCGTTCATGCCGACGCTCTTTGGACTGCCGGTACCTCCGCGACGCTCATCGTGGGTGACACGGTGGACGATGACGGCATCTATACTGCTGTTGACTTGAAGGCGACTGACCTTCTGGCTGCCGAGTCCCTCTCGATTGCCTTCCCCGCTGGTCAGTTCGGTGCTGACGTTGTTGTGGACTATACGTCCGTGGCAACGATTGGTGCCTCGTATGTCAAGCGGCGTCAGCTTTCTACTGAGCGCACGTTGCAGGCGAAGGTGACTTCGGTTGGTGCCGGTACTGCCGGTCGAACTCGCGTTACGTTCATCTACGCCCCGCTCGCTCAGACCGTCATCACTCAGTAAGTCGGGTCACTGGGGGAGGGGCTGCAAATCCCTCCCCCAGCCTCGCATCTGAAAGGAAAGAAATGGCTCCTACAAAGATCGCCGATACTGAGACTCCTGTTCCGAAGACGTTGGATCAGGTCTCTCTTGAACTGACCGCCGCTCGCCAGAGTATGATCGACAACATGCGCGATCACTACAAGGGTATGAAGCGTGTTCGAGTGAAGGTTCGTAACGATGGCGACGTGCCTGTTCAGGTGAACGGGTATACCTTCATTATCCAGTGCAACGTTGACGTTGATGTTCCTGAGGAAATCGCGAACATTCTACGTGAGGCCGACTACATCTAATCTTCTGTAGAACCCCAGAGCAGAATGGAGAATGAATATGTCAGCAGCAGATGATCCGAACTTGGCGTCTGCTCGCCCCGGAACCACTGCTGACCTCTCGCGTCGGATGGATCGTATGGAAGTCTCCCATGAGGTTCTTGCCAAAGAAGTCGCCGGGTTGACTACTACTATCGCGCGCGTTGAGTTGAACCAGAATCACGCCGAAGAGGTCAACAAACTACGGTTCGACTCGATCGCTCTTGGCCTCTCGACGCTAGAGTCGAAGGTAACTACGTTCATTACTCGGATCGAGTCCATTATTGACGGGTCCGCGTCCACCGCGCAGTCTCGCGCTGGCGAGCAAATGGTCAAGGACTATCGGTTGTGGCGGGATTCCGTGGAAGTTAGACTGGATGAAGCAGATACGCTTGCCATTCAACTCCGGTTTCTCTCGCGAATCATTGTGGCGTTGACGGGTGGATCGTTGATTGCGACCGCATGTGCGGTTTATGTGGCGTTCTTCAAGGGTTAGGAGTTCAAGATGGCGTTTGTTTCTGAACTCTTTGACGCACTGCGGGATTTGACGAACGACGCTGCTGATACTCAGGTTCCCTTTGCGACCAAGAAACTCTATATCAACAATGGCATTCGGCGCATGTGGCCTCAGGTTTGGCGCGTTCAAGAGGAAGCCCTTGTTCTGAACACTGCTCGCGATTACCCGCTCTCGGCCGCTACCTCGGCTGGTCATATTTTGTCTGTTAGGATTGAGACCGGTGACGTGACTGCTGAGTATGTTCCGTTCAGCGAGTACTATATCGCTCAGGGTGATGAGGATACGGTGGCCAGTATCCTGACCCTGACCGGTCCCCTTCCCACGCCACTCGGCCTGCGACTAAAGGTTCGTTATGCCGCCACTGTTCCCCTGATCGCCGCTGCGTCCTATGCCGCCTCCCAGTCTGAGACGTGGACCGGCCCCGATCGCGCCATGGCGATTCCTGTGTACTATGCCATGGCCATGATCGCCGCCCGGAAGATTGATGATCGACAGGACACGCTGAGGTACTCTACTACTCAGGCTACCAACGGCGTGGAGGATCAGGACGTGATGTCGGCATCTCAGATGTGGATGGGTCAGTTCGAACTGGAACTGGCTTCCTTGGACCGGCCGCTCCCGATTTCGCAGGACTGACATGACTGTCGGCACCACCACCCACCTGTCGCTCGGTGGGCATGAGTACTTGGTTCGTCCGGGGTCCTACATCAAGCGTCAGGCCCCTCAGTTCGGGGCGCGGTTCACGACCGGCGATCCAGACTTCAACAACCTGTCCTTCTGGCAGCACTGGGCGCAGCAGTGCTTCGTGGGTGGCGTTGACCAAGACCTGTTCGCTGACGATGCCATGTATGACGAGGGCGTCGGCGTTGATACGACTCAGCACGAACAGGTCACTCTCTCGCGTGATATGACCCGTGGGACTGGCGCTAACTGGACTGTCTCTGCTGGGACCGCTAATGCTTCGCAGTTCAGGACGTGTATCTACAATAACAAACTGTATGTTCTCGGTTTGGCCAGCGGCGGCAGCGGCTCGCATCTCTACGAGTACACTCCCGGCAGCGATGGCTGGACCCGGATCACCACGCTCGACGCTAAGAACATGGATGGTTTCTCTATTGGCACGTTCGGTGGCAGGCTGTATATCGGCGGGTTGACGTTTGCCGGGGTGTCTTACTTGATCTACTCGTCCGGTGCCTTCGGAACTTGGACGACCGTGGCCAACCCCGCTGGCGTCGGTGGTAATGCGGTCAATGCCATGCGGACCTTCCAGCAGAAGTTCTACGTTGCCTTCGGTGCGTTTATCTGGCGACTGAAGACGGACAATACTTGGGATGGGAATACGGTCTTCTACACCGCCCATATGAATTCCGAGTCGAATTTCATCATCTCACTAGAGACCCACCTTGGCTTCCTGTACATGCTGTCGTATAACGGCCACGTGCACAGGACTGATGGTAATACGACGTTCGACATCTGGTCTTGGGATGGTGGGACTCAGGGTGTTGCCATCAAGTCGTTCGATGGGCGTCTCTTTGTTCTGACGTTCGAGTATACCGGCACGGCCTCGGTTGGTCAGGGTGTGTTGTACCAGATGTCTGGTTCTGCCGTTACTCAGTTGAAGCGGTGGGGCGACATCAACCGTGCTACCTACATCGGAGATATGGTCGTCTACGATCGACGCCTCTGGTATGGTGCGTCCAATTTGCTGGGTTTTGGTCGTACGGCCAACGTGGAGGGCTTTGGCGTTGCGACCTACGATCCCATCGAGGATGCCCACAGCATCTTGGCTGTGTCCAATGATACGGTGGCCTACTCCAAGGGCTCTGCACCATACACGAATTACATCGTTGACTCTGTGATCTTCTTCGGTGGGTATATGTTCATGGCCGTGCGCGGGCACGGCATGTTCAAGACTCCGTACGGCCCACACGACAAGACCTATAATCCCGGCAGCATTGGTGCCCACTTCAATATCTCTTCGGCTGGTGCCTCTGTTGATCCCCTGAATGGTGGCTGGTTCACCACGTCTACCTATGATGCTGGTACTCCCGGCGTTAGGAAGATGTGGCGTAAGGTCATCGTGGATGCCGCGATCCCGACGAGCACCAGCATTGTGGTGGAGTACTCCACGAACATCGGCGTCTCGTGGACCGAGTTGCCGAATATCACTACGGTCTCTTCGCGGGTCAGGACCGAGTTCTGGTTGAACAACATCACGTCGGTCTCGTTCAAGTTGCGGTTCACCCTTCGCTCTACCAGTGCTACGGTCACTCCGATCTTGTACGGGTTCGTGGTTTCATACCTCCCGATCCCCGAACCGAACTGGCTCTGGACGTTCACCATCGTTCTGTCCGAGCGCCAGCAGGCGTCCGATGGTTCCCTGCCGGACCTGACTGTCAACACCGAGTCCGAGATGGCCTTCCTCGCGGCGCTGCACAGGTCGAAGCAGTTGACTACGTTTACCGACGTTGACGGGGTACAATGGGCTACGGGAGGTAATCCTGGCGTGATGATCTATGACATTGAGTTCAGGGTCAGGGATATGACCCAGCCCTTGGAGTCGGAAGTTATCGTGACCCTTTTGGAGGCCGTCGAAACATACTAATGCCTAATGATCATTCCCTTTATCACCACGGTATGCCTGAGCGTAAGGCAGACTGTCATCCAGAACGAAGACACCACGCGCTTGGCAAGTGCCGTAATTGTCATCAACGAGATTTTAGGGCTTCTCGTCCTCCTCGCGATCGTGCCGCCGAGGGTCGTAAGTGGCGATATGGTCTGACTCCTACTCATTTTGACAATATGCTTTTTCTTCAGGGCGGTCGATGTGACTCTTGTCGCGTTCTTCTTGTTGATGGTGGTGATGGTCCAGATGGCCTGAACGTAGACCATGACCACTTGACTGGGGTGGTCCGTGGTTTGCTTTGTCGGGCCTGTAATCTTACCATTGGACATGCTAAGGAAAATGATTTTCGGCTTCAGTCTTGTGCCGATTATCTTAGGAGGGTGAAAATCTGATGCCTGATATCAACAAGGCTTGTTCGGTGGCTAAGTGCCCTACTCGTGTTGACGAGCGGGCGCTGTCGGCTGCTGGCCTGCTTTTCATCAATACTCAGTGGATTGCTGCGGTCCGTGCTGGTACGACTAGCAAGTGCTTGCCGCATTACTTGGACCTTGATGCGCCCGCCGCTTATGCCGCCTATATCAAGGGTTCCAGTCGTAGGAATCGCGAGCTGAGCTAATGCCCCGGACGTATATCCGTCGCTCCGGCGAGCGGGTACGTCGGGAGAATGGTCGTACTCGGATCAGGGTCCCCAAGTGGGTGGACCCTTACTGGTATATCCAAGGGTCCAGCATCGAGAAGATGGTGATGACCGAGTTCATCCGGCGCGGCATCTATTTCGAGCACACCCCCCAGACCAATCCCCTGCCGTGGGCGCGGTGGATGATCAATGAGAAGCACCCCGATAAGTGGGAGCCTGACTTCCTGCTGCCCCAGTACAAAATCTGGATCGAGATTCAGGGGGCCTATTTTCACACGCTGCCGGGTCAAATCGAGACAGATGCACTTCGCTTCGCCTACATCCAGACCGTGGGCTGGCGACCCATTGCGTGGTGGGAGGACGATATCAGGACCCGCCTCCACGAGTTGTTTGATGCGGTGCCGGAATTCTATCGCGTCAACCTCGACAAGAATGCTAAACTGATCAAGAAGAGGAGTTCGAAAAATATCGGTGTTCCCTTCTATGAGGGCGGCACCGGAGTTGATCACTTGAAAGGTCTTCGAACTGCTCTTCGTAATCGAGCAAGGCCACCTCAGGGGATGGCGAAGCGGTACCAGAAGAAACGGAGACCGAAGTAATGAAACTCCTGAGGTCCGTGGGCCTTTCTGTCCTTCTTGCGGTGCTTTCTGTTACCGGTATTTCTGCGGATACTTTCCCTTGGCGTAGTGCGACTACGAGCGACCGGGCTGAGGGCATTCTCCGTTCCCTGATCAAGACTGAACATGCCCGTGTCTGTGCTAATACCCTCTCCGGTGACGCTCGTCTGAAGTGGATGGCGAGGTATCGTGCTACTGATATGGTGGTTCGCGGATACTTCTCTCATACCACGCCAGAGGGAAATAAGGTTTGGGACTTCATGCCCGCTGGCGGCATTTCCTTCCAGTCTGCGGCAGAGATTCTCGCGTGGAACTCCTACCCTGATGACTATGCCGCTCGGGCCGCGTACAATCAGTTCATGGGATCGTCTGGTCATCGCGCTGCCATTCAGTCGTGTGACTACACGCGCCTCGGCGTTGGCGATTACAAGGCTGGTTCCAAGAGGATGTTCGTAGTCTTGTTCACGAGGCCTTAAGATGAAGTACCCCAAGCCGACCAAGAAGCGTAAGCCTAGATAATGCCGCACATTCCCGGTACGGGGCGAACGCGCTCTACTCACCGCAACCGCATCCGAACAACTCACGATCATGCTGGTTATGACTGGGCTACTGGTGGTGTCACTCAGGAGTTCTTTGAACAAATTCTGATTGACGATGTGCCCGCTAGTCCTGTGGTCATTGGGGGCCCCGGCTCGCCTAGTGGTTCCTTGGAGTCTGTGCCGCCTGCTGTTCCGACCAACCTCGTGTTGACCTCTGCTCTCGGCTCGGATATTGACGGGCGTTCTATCCTTCAGTTGATTGCTACGCTGACGCAGCCCACTGATACTGACCTCTTTGGTTCGTACGTTGAGTTTACCGCTGACAATGATGGTAACCCCGACCCCGGCTTGGTTGCTCCTATCTGGACGAACGCCGCTATTGTCTTGATTGGGCGTGAGGCTACTGCTGCTGCGATCGAGGGCGTGCGCGGCCTGACTCAGTACTGGGCTCGGGCGTGGGCCGTGGACATGATCGGCAATCGCTCAGATTACACGGCCATTGTCACGCATACTACGGTCAAGGATGATGTTGCTCCCGGTATGCCGCAGAACGTGGTGGCGTCGGGTGGTTTCAAGGGCCTCGGCGCACACTGGTCTCCCTCTCAGGCAGCCGATTTGATGTTCTATGACATCCGGTATGCGATTGATGATGGCAGTGGTACTGGTCCTGCCACCGATCAGTGGGTCTCTGTCCGCGCTCGGACGAATACTATTTGGATCGACGCGCTGACGATCAATGTCAAGTACTGGCTTCAGGTTCGTTCCGTGGATTTCTCGGGTAACGTGGTCACGAGTGATGTGGACCCCACCGCTGTTGACTACCTCGTTTTCCCCGAGGCGGGCTGGACCGTGGCCGTACAGGCTACGCCGAATGCTGTTGGTGCCTCAGACGTGGCGTTCAATAGCGTGATTACGGACATCCTGTTCGCCAATCGGATCGACGCTGGGACCATCACCACCGGCATCCTGAAGGTCAATACGACCGATGGGAACATGGCAGATGGCATCGAAATCTATACCAGCGGCGGTCTCCGTATCGGCAAGTGGGATGAGACTGGGCTCTATATTGGCAAGACTGCCGATGGCCTTCCTGCTGACCTGTCAGCCTCCGACTACGTGCGTGTGACCGACGCTGGTTTGACCGTGTATCTCAACGGTGTATCGCAGGCTGCGATTACCCCCGATGGGATCAATGCTTCTGCGGTGAACTTTGGAGCGCTTCCCGGTGGTCACAATCTTCTTCAGAACTCTTCCTTTGAGTTGGCTGACTTTACGTCTGCCGCCTCTACCAAGACATGGGATGCTTCTGGTGACTTCACTGGTACGCAGATCGCCACGGTGAATGTTACGACCTCTGGTGGCTTGTCCCAGACGGCGAGCACATACTGATGGCTGATACCACTTGGTACTGTAACAAGGACGCCCGGATTGCGGACAATGGTAGCAATCTCGGTGCCGGTGCTTCTGACTATCTGCCCGTTGGTCTGTACTCCGGGTATAAGTACAGGTCCCTGCTGGGTTTCTCTTACTCGTTTTCTGGCATGGTTGCTATCACCAATGCCGTCCTGCACATCAAGACTAGTAGTCAGTTCTACGTTGCTTTCGGTTCTGATCCCGATGTGGTGGTTCGGCGTATCACTGCCTCGTGGTCTGAGGGTAGCAGCGTCGGTCTGTCGGGTTCTAACGCGGTCCACTGGGGTAACCAGCCCTCTTCTACTGCTAGTAACGAGGCTACGTTCGATGTGTCCGTTGCGCAGAATACGTGGGATACAGTCAATATCACGGCCCTGCTTCAAGACGCCAAGGCCGCTGGCGTCTTCTATGGCCTCCGCTTGGCTGCCGTTGATGAGGGTGCTGCTTCCGATGTTACTGAGTTCTATGCTCGCGAGTTCGGTAGCAACGATGCCTATATCGTGGTCACGTACACGACCAACGTTATCCCCAACGCGCCCGTCTCTCTGGCCCCGACTGGCGGGTCAATCCCCAACGGTGGGTTGACTCCGACCATTTCGTTCACGCATAGCGACAATGATAGTGACCCGCTCTTGGACTACGACCTTCAGGTCTCTACGGACTCGACCTTCGCCTCGGTCACACATTGGAACATCGCGGCTCAGACGACCGGGATCGTTGGCAATGACGTGGATCGGGTGTACGCCGGGACTGCGCTGACCCGTGGGAGTACGTACTACTGGCGCGCTCGGACCAGTGCATCTAGCGGCGAACTGGGTGAAGGGGCTTGGACTGCCGCGCAGTCGTTCGTGGTCTCTTCTCTGCCTACCGCCACGCTGACTGAGCCCTCGGCCACTGGTCGGTTGATGCGTACAACCTTTGTGGCTGGCGGTGGCTGGGCCTCACCGCGCCCTTACGTGACTTGGGGCTTCTCCTGTCCTGATGGTGGTTCGCAGGCTTCGTGGGAAGTGGACATCGCCAATGATTCCGCTGGTTCGCCGGGGTCATCCGCCTATGCCTCTGGTGTGGTGGCGGGGACCGACTCTAGTGTTACGCCTGCTATCACGCTCACGGAGTCGAACTACTATCACGTTCGCGTCCGTGGCGTCTGCTCGCATGGTGAGACCTCGGCGTACTCGGGCTACTTCCGGGTGCGTGCTCGCTGGGGCGTGGAGACGCATCGGTTTGACTGTGGCTCAGCCCCTACTTCGTGGAGCATCTCGACCCTTCAGACCACCACCCTGTCTACTAATGCGGTGGTTATGGAGTACAGCAGCAATACGACTACTTCCACTCCGGGGACCTTCTACGATAGCTTGGCCGCTGCGCCGTTTAACAGGTACTTCTTCTATAAGGCGTGGCTGTTGTCGTGGGGTGCTTCTCCGGCTACGTCTGCCTCGTTGGATAAGATGGTCCTGTCTTACTCGGCCAACGTCCTGATTCCTGATAAGTGGACGCTTTCCAGTGCGAACATGACCGTTGACGAGGCGACCTATGTCTACGGGACTCAATCGCTGAAGTTCACTGGGGACGGTTCTACCCACACGGCGAAGCAGACGGTCTCTGTTATCCCCAATACGAACTACATCCTGTCTGGACGCCTGAAGATTCTATCCAGTCCTGATATCACTTTCCGTATTGAGTCTACGACTGGCACGATCTTGGCTCTCTATTCCCCGGCTAACGGTACGGCTGACTGGGCTCGTTGGGACTCTGGCATCGTCAACTCTGGCGCTCTGACTGAGGTTGTCATCAATATTCGTGGTGTTGGCTCTGCCCCCGGCGCGGCGTGGGTTGATGCCCTGAAGTTTGAGGCCAGCAACGTTGTTACGCCGTGGAGCCCGTCCTTTCTAGGCAACGCTGTGGTGCTGGATGCTGGCGGACTACAGGTGGACGCCACTAATGGCGGTATCCTCCGTCTCCGTGGCTCCACGGGGGGCACACGGGATCGTGTGGACCTTGGGGCTAATGGTCTGAAGTTCGGTGGTGAGACTGCCCTCGAAATCTCATCGCCTGCTGCCAAGACGCTGAAGCTGGGTACAACTGACACGCTTTTGCGCACTGGCGGTACGGCGTTCCCCGGTTCGCCTGCGTCTGGTGATATTTTTTGGCGCTCGGACCTTCGTATGGATTGCTTTTATGACGGTACTAGGTGGCTTAGCAAGGATTTGATGACTTATCAGATTACAAGCCTTCGAATGGTCATTCCTTTCACGTCGAACCAAAGTGTCAATGCATCATGGCCCCGTGCGGACGGTGGTGACATTTACATCGAGGACGTGTGGTGTGATACCTATGTTGCTACTACGAACTCGGGTTCGGCCTATTGGACAATCAACTTCAATGGCATCTTGTCGTTGAGTACGATTAGCAATTCGCCAAACGTAGTTGTTCGTGAGCAGAGTGCTGTTGATGCTGTCCATAACAACGGTTCGTCGTGGATGCAGGCCGACTTTGCTAAGGTCAGCACACCGGGCAACATTTACGGCACAGTCAGTTTCACATATCGCTGGGTGCTTACCTGATACTAGGCTCCTATCCTTACGTGTTGTTTTCTCGTCGTCGTCGTGTGACGATGAGAGTGTTGGCAACGCATAACCACTAGGAGTCACACCAATGGCCGTTCTTAATGCAAGCGAGCCCCTTGGGCTTCCGCCCGGAAGTGTCAGGGCTCTGATTGCTCTCGGCTTCTCCGGCGTCACCATGTATCTGTTCGCGACGAACCAGCCGATTGACCCCGGTTATCTCGCGATCACGACCCTGATTGTCGGCAACTATTTCGGTACTCGTGGTGCCGAGAATGTCGAGGGTCATACTACCATCGAGGTTCTCGCGCCGCCCGCCACTGGCGATTCGGTCGAGGACCCGGCTTAATGTCCAAGTGGACGGAGGCCGAACTTGCCGCTCTTGACTCCGTTGCAAATGACAACGGCATGTCGGCGTACCATGCTTGGGCAGCCCTCTCGGGTTATACCAAGTCGTTCGATGCCTTCGAGGTAAAACGTCGTCGGGTGCTACAGGGTGGTACCCATCGTCCGGTTGCCGCAGCAGCCACCACGTTCGGAGTAGCCGCCGATGCGCCTGAGACCCTCGTCACACAGGAAGAGATGGCGAATTTCGTCGGCTTCTCTATGGCTTTCTGGGACCTCGAAACGACGTTCTCGACCCAGCCCCTCGTTCTTCTCGGGTGTATCGCCGACCAGTTCGGTAATGTCACCGAGTTCAGGAAGGGAAAGGACATCACCGACGACAAGGCGCTTGTCAAAGCGATCCGTGATGCCCTCGTCAAGTACGACATCTGGGTGACATGGAATGGCATCCTGTTCGATGTTCCCGTCCTCAATGGGCGGTTGATCTTCCACGGGCTGGAACCGCTCCCGCCCACCATGCATATCGACGCCATGTACAAGGCCACCGGTGGTAGCGTCCGCATTGGACGCCGCTCTCTAGACTCGGTGTCAAAGTATTTCGATGTCGATAACAAGAAGACCCCGCTCAACGTCAGAACGTGGGACAAGGCCATGTCTGGTGATGCCGATGCCTACGAACTGATCGCTGAGCATTGTCATGCTGATGTTCTTGTCACAAGAGATGTGTTCAATGTTCTGAAGCCACAGGTTCGGCGCGTCGAAAGGAAGTAGTGTGATGGCGGTGCGGTTGCTCCGGGCAGATGGGACGGCTCTTCTCGTTGACGTTGAAGAGACCGAACCAGAGGGCTACCGCCGCCGCCTTATCGGATTCCTCCCGGCAACGGAGCGCCCTATCCATGCACGAGTTGTAGAGGTACCTGACAATGAGCATTCCGATGGGAGTGGAGTGGTCGGACCATCTGACCCGGACTTTTGGTGTACGTGTGGGGGCGACGCGGAGGGCGATTGGATTCACGGAGACCCGGAAACGTATGAAGAAGATGGCCCGGAAGTCGAGGCAGATTAACCGTGTCCGAGCCAAGCGTCGCTGATCTTCAGGCTGTCATCGCCAGCCTTCTTGGCTTAGCCGCTGGGCTGACGGTGGTGATCTGGAAGCTGTTCAACAAGATGGCCCGTGGTTGCCCTCGTTGCCCCCACTGCATTGAAGAGCACCGCGAGGAAGACGAGCGGAAAAAGAAGAAGAGGATCGAGGATGCGCGTACGAATCTTCGCCACTTGGGTGTCTCGGAAGAAGAGATTAATCGCCGCTTGGACAAGTGGCCTAAGGCTGTGGTGGCACCGGAGGCGCGGCCATCTCGTGGTTCGCTCGGTGATGCGGGACGTTCAGAGCGTCTCCGGTGAATATCAGTTCTATTTCCGTCGCTCTTGGCATTGTGCCACTTGCAAATTCGACTGGCCGTACTATAGTTGATGCATGGGTAACCATAATGGTCGCGTCTCCATGCGCGGAAGACTCGGCGTCAAGGTAATTCGTGCTCAGCCAACGTGGCGTACGCGCCTCGCTGATATCACATGGTCCTTTAGGACGTTCATTCGTAACAGGTTTCGGAGGCTCTAGATGAAGCTCTTTGAGAAGCCCCTGCGGCTCCCGCTGGGATTTGTCCTTGGCCGCGACCCGCATGGCTCGGCTACTCTTATGTCGGGCATGATGTTCGACACTCACTTGCGCGCTACACATATGCGCAATGGCGTGATCATCGGTGAGCACGACTTGGGCTCCGGCCTCGTCACCAACATCGGCGTCTTGGCCTTGGCTGGTGACAGCCAGTGGCCGCAGACTTCCATCGTCACCAACCTGTTCAAGCTCCTTCAGTACCATGCCTCGGGTAAGGGTGTCACTGCTGCGGCGTTTACTGATATCCAGATCGAGACTGACTCCACCGTTGGTGGGCAGACCCCGGTGGCTGGTACTCAGGTCTTCACTCACGATCAGTCGGCTACGGCTCAGAAGTGGGTCTCTGTTGCCACGATCGCGTACACGGGTACTGAGGCTGTTACCGAGTGGGGCCTGTTCAATGGTTCTACGCTCTCGCGGACGACCGGTACTCCGTTCACTGCCACGACTGCCAATACTGGCACGGTTACTGGTACTCCTCTGACCGCATCCAGTACTTCGGTCCGTGGTGAGACGCAGTTCGTGGTAAAGACGACTACTACCCCGCGTTACGCCCTGATCACTAGCAACTCCACTTCGGTCCTGACTCTCTCCTTCTCGGCTGCGTCGGGTTGGATGGTTACCTCGACCGGTGTCATCGGCAGCACTCCGGGTTCGTCTGAGGCGTTCACTCTTCGTCCGGTGATGTGGGACCACAAGGTCTTCTCGGCCATCAACGTCCTGAACGGCGACAGCATCCAGTTCACGTACACGCTGACCATCGCTTCGGGGGGTTGAGTAATGGGCGCTCTTGCCGGGTTCAAGGTGCCCCGGTGTTGAGCAGTGGCACCTGAAGCCGTTACCTTCCCGCATCGTCGGTTCGTCCTAACTCAAACCGTTGGTGGGGTCGAGACAAACGTCATCCAATCGACCCCGTTACCTCCGAACTACAGCACGGATCGGACCGAACGCCAAGAGGCGATGGACTCGGCGTGGGCGGCGAAGAACCTCGATCCTGCCATTCTCTATAAGCTGTACGGTCCTACCAACGGCGGCGCGCACACCGATGATGACCTGATCTGGCGGTCTGATATTGACTACGGCGACGGCAACTAAGTGTCTGCTCCCCTGTATGTCGCCGCATCGACCGGCGCAACTGACGCTACTGGTGCGTGGACGGCTACATGTCACGCCCCCGGCGCTGCTGGCCGCATCATCATCCTTCAGGTTCTGCAAGACGGTACGGGTACTCCTGCGACAGCCGACTCTGTTACGAACGCAGAGAACCTTGCCGGGACTGACAATGTTCTGACTCTCGTTGGGTCGTTTAATGTTGGATCGGCGACTGCGGCCCGACAGTTGATCTACATTGGCCGAACGCTATCCACTTCGGCTCCGGTCGTTACCGGGTCCAACTCGGCTGGCGATGATCTGTACTGGCGGTTCTACGAGTTCAAGGACGTTTCGACCGGCACGACGCTCGCAACGGTTATCGAGAATGCGACGGCGGGCTCAACTGTCAATGAGGTCGGGACTTCTGCAACGGCGTCAGACGCGAGCGTCCAGTCACTCGGCTCTGATCGACTTGCCCTGAACTTCATCGCCGTCAACGACGACAATGCTATTGCCACCTTGGCCGGTATGACTGGCGGCACATGGATGACACCCATCTCCCACTACGCCGACTCGGCCGGTACGGACGGAGCTATCGGCATTCAGACCGCCTATCCCGGCCCATCCATCCCTAACGAGGTCGGGGCGAGTCTCGTCAACTTCGGCACTACCTCCAATCCAGAGCGGGCGCAGTCGTTCAAGGCTCTCGGCGACGCGACGAAGGTCCGGGTACACGTCAGCAAGAGCGGCGGTCCCGAAGATAATCTGGAAGTCACCATCCAGAGCGACAGCAGCGGGTCGCCATCTGGTACGGTGCTTGGCACAGCCACCTTGGCGGGATCGGACCTGACGACTACCGGGACGTGGTATGACCTGACGTTGAGCGCCGACCTGACGGACGGGACGACCTATTGGCTCGTGTTCGGACGGGACGGCGCGAACGACAACATCAACTATTACCGCACGTATAGCGTTGCTTCGTCGGTTCGCTACGCAGACGGCAATGCGGCGGTCTTTACCAGTTCGTGGTCCAACCTGAGCACCGAAGATATCGTGTTTACGGTCTACCCGAATCACACGACCGTTGATGGCGGCACGGCCAGCGTCACCGCCTCGGATGCTTGGGGAGTCCTTGGCTTCGCTTTGATCGGAACCACGGCTGATGGCACGACCTACGATCAGGCATTGACTGGTTCTTTGTCGTTCGCTGGTGCTTTTGTGAAGCGGGATAAGAAAGCCTTGACCGCCACATTGACTCCGGCAGGCGCACTGAGGCGCGATACTTTCCACAGGATGACTGCGACTCTGACGCCTGCGGGAGCGTTGACCAAGAAAACTTTTCGGTCTTTGGCCGGTGTTCTGTCATTCTCTGGTGCCCTTGCTGCCTCTCGGTTGATCTTGAAGGCGCTGACCGGGACCCTCTCGTTCTCTGGCTCGCTTAGTAGACGGACTGGCAAGTCTTTGGCTGGCACGTTGTCGTTCGCTGGCGAGCAGTCTAAGAGGACCGCCCACACCATGACCGCCACGCTCACGCCCTCTGGTTCTCTGGTGAAGCGGACTAGCCGCGCGTTGGCTGGTGCTCTCTCGTTCATTGGTGCCCTGTCTGTCTCTCGCCTTATCAACGTGGCGCTGTCTGCCACGCTGTCGTTCTCTGGTGGGCTAACCAAGCGGACTGGTAAGGCTACTGCTGGTACGTTGTCGTTCGCTGGCTCGTTGGCCAAGCGAACCAGTAGGGCGTTGGCTGGTGGCCTGTCGTTCTCTGGGTCTTTGGTGAAGCGTACTAATCGTGGGCTGGCTGGTGGTCTCTCTTTCGTTGGGTCTCTGGCGAGGCGGACTGGCAAGGCCACCAGCGGCACGCTGTCCTTTTCTGGGTCTGTTGCCAAGCGGACTAGCAGGGCGCTTGCTGGTGCTCTGTCTTGGGTCGGTGGACTCGCGACCAATCTCATCCCCGGTGGTGGCGGGCCACAGACCTATTTTCAGGAGTTGACTGCCACGCTGTCGTTCACTGGTAATCTCAATCGTCGGATGTTCCGGCAGTTGTCCGGTGGTCTGTCGTTCATTGGCACCCTGACAAAACGGAATTTTAGATCATTTACTGCTACGTTGTCGTTCGTTGGTGCGTTTAGAAAGACTGCCAGAAAGAATCTGACTGCCACGCTGTCGTTTACTGGGGCTATCTCTAGGCGTACCTTCCACATGATGACTGCCACGTTGTCGTTCGTTGGTAGTCTGCCTCGGCGGACGGTCCATGGCATGACCGCAACGCTGTCGTTCTCGGGGTCCCTGACCAAGAACACTGCTCGGACGCTGGCTGGTGTCTTGTCCTTTGTCGGCAACCACGCAATGTTGCAGGGCCACTTCTACACGCAAGCGTTCACCGCCACGTTGTCGTTCTCGGGGTCCTTGGCTCGTAGTTTCCTGACGCTGGTCTTTGGTGGTGATGCGTTGACTCGTATGAAGTCGAATGTCTCTCGGTTCCCGTGGTATGCTAGGGGTAACAGGCGAGGTCGTCGGTAGGACCCTCTCCAACTGGAATTTCAGATACTTGGTTTACCCACGAGAGGGGGTGATGTCCAGCAGTTGTCGCGAAATTCCTGTCTAGCGCAAGAAAAAAGCCCCGACCATTGTGGCCGGGGCTTCTCTCTAGTTGAAGATTTTTACGTCTCTAGCATGAGGATGTTGACCCGCATAGGATACAGGTCCAGCAAGCGCCGGTTCTCTGCGTGGGTCCATTATCCCAGATACAGGGCGGTCCGCCACCGGGCATTCGTGGGGGACTGTAGGTAATCTCTGGCATCTTCGGCGGTGGTTCATCCACAGCAGGATTCGCCGGACTTGCCTCCGCAGGAGCAGTTGTGCTGGGGTTGAACATATCGGGTCTCCGATGTAGGGATGTAAAGTTCTAGTATACGCTGATGGTCGGGTCCAACCCAGCCCTCTGGCTTCAGTTGTTTCCCGTCTGCGCGCTTTGGGCCATCCAGCTTTCGCATGTTGGCCCGGTGAACCTCATCGAAGTGACGTTGAAGGTCAATGTCTGCATTGACGGCCCCTCCGGCGACGACATAGGTCAGGTCGCAGAGGCCGTCGATGTATTCGAGTAGGTTCATTTTGGGCCAGTACTTGCGGAAGAGCGTGTCGTGGTTGTGGTCGGTGTTGTCGTAGACCCCAGCGGATACGTCGAAACCGAGTGCCGCTACGGTCTCGACAGCCTCTTCCATGATGAGGCGGGCGCGGAGGCGCTGTCCGTCACGGGTGTAGATCGTTCCACGTCCGCCTGTCTTCTCGTGGAAGTCTGCTACGGCCTCTTGGAATGGGTTCATGTCATCTCCTAGTAGTAGTCCGAGCAGGACAGGAAGTATCCGCACTCGCAGATGAGTTTGCACTTCATCTCTGTCAGGGTATTACCACAGTTGGGACAGGTCAGGATCAGTTCTTCTGGTTCATCGTGTGAGTTCTCGGTATCGTTTGATTCCATTGGGGGTCAGGCGGATATTCGTCAGGTTTCTACCCGCCGAATGCAAATTCCGCCGCGTCTTGAACGTTGTAAGACCGTCTTTCTCTAGTCGATACAGGGTGTGGACGATCGAGTGTTCGTCCGTCTCGGCTGCCTGTTGGAGTTGTCGCGGGCGTTCGACCACTGTCAGGCCGATGCCCATGATTACTCGTTCTTTCACGGTGTTCACAGCAAAGGTGCTCCATTGTCCGAAGGAGGACACCGAACTCTTCCTTCGTGGCGGGGCGGTAGCGTCGCTCTGCTACCTTGATCCTGACTGCGGTGTGGTTCGGGTGATAGACTTCTGTGTCGTGGCATACGGCGCAGGAGATTAGCACGCGAGCCCAGTCAGTCTGGTGTGCGGTTATTGTCCACTGGTGTTGGTGGGCCGTTTTTCTTGCTGCCATCGTCTGTTCTCTAGGTTCCGGCAGCGAGAGCAACCGGGCTTGTTGTCGTGGGGCTTCTCTAGTCCGCACTCGCAGTAGATAGGACCCTTAGTCATAGTAGTGGGCCTTCCTGTTTACGGGTACCAGCGGTTTGGGTGCGGCCTCCACGTTGGGGGCTTCAATCTCTTCGATGATGGCTTGGGCGTAGGCGATGAGGTTGTTGAGGGCGATGGGATCGTTTTCCCACTGTCCGAGGTACTTGTTGCAGAGGTAGCAGAGGAGGGCTCCCCGTACGCGATTGGAGAGATGGGAGTGATCAACGGCTAGTCTCCTAGTGACGGCTCGGCGCATACAGATAGCGCAGCGTCCGTCTTGTGCGTCCAGCATGGCTTTGTACTGTCCGGGTTCAAGTCCGTATGTCTTGACAACATACCTGTCGTGAACCCGATCTGCCTTCTCTTTTGCTAGGGCCTTCGCCGCAGCCTTAGAGGCTCTGGATGTAGGCGATGGCCTTGGACTTGACATCGTTCTTCACCAGTTGAAGCTGGTTGATATAGTCGGCCTTCTCGGCTGCCCATGTGGCCTCGGCTGCGACCTTGGCAGCAGCAGCAGCGGCAGCGATGGCCTCGTCGTACTGCTTCTGAGTGAAGATGGGCGTGTCGGGTACCGGTGGCGGCACCGGGACTGGTTGCTGCTTCAGGATAGCGCCCCATGTCTTGATGCCTGCCACGTAGTTTGCTCGTGGGAAGCCGATCGTGTCCTTCTCCCACGGACGCCAGCACGTAGGCTTCAGTTTGCCCGCGATGTTGTGGTGGTCGATGATGTGATGACCGTCCACGGGAATCTTGGCAATCTCTCGGATCAGGATGGGACCATTGGTGTCCCAATCACGGAGTCGGATACCAGCAGCCTTCCACTCGGCAAGCGTACCGTACCGGAGTAGGGCCTGTAGCTTCTGGCTGGCCTCCTGAACGTCGGCTCGCACCACGCCCTTGCCCTGCCCGCTGCCGTGGTCCTGATGTTCGATGCTGATTGTCTGCGGGTTGACCTCGGTGGTCTTGTATCCCCAGTCATCCCACGTACCGCTCGGGTCGTAGTTTCCATTGCCGAAGGCGGTGTCGTCCAGTGGGACGTACTGCGAGATTTTGACCACGCCGTTGTCGTAGAATCCGATGCCGAAGTGCGTGGACACTGGTCGGTTTGGATGCTGAAAGTAGGCGTCTGTGCCCGCAAGGAACCCCACCATTCGGTGGTTCACAAAGGCTCGTACCGGTTCGGTCCTGCCCTCGGTGTAGAACTCAGCCTTCTTGAAGGTGATTGTCGGGAGTTTCAGATCACTGAGCATTAGAAGGTCACTCCGTTTTCTTCTTCGTCCGCGATGCTGGCCCACAGGTCATCACCGGCCTTAGGAATTCCAACGGTCTCAGTGGCCGCTGGTGTCATGCTATATTCTACCACGCCTGACAACCAGTCAACGTCCTCGGGGTCGGGTTCGACCTGACGCTGAAGGAATTCCTGTCTGACCTGAGCCGGGTCGATGTAGATTTGCTGACCCTGCTTGTGGGGGCGGCGCTTCTTGAAGCCCAGCACATCCAGATGCTTGCCTAGTGTCCTTGTCTTGTAGTACTCCTTCGCGTCCTCTTCGATGTACTGGGTGACGACCTCGTGGATGGTTTTGAGGGGGTACCAGTGTTCGTCGTATGGATGACACGTAGCCAGAACGCGAGGCAGTGTGCGCAGAACCAGTCGGATGCGGTCTGTCGCATCGGCTTGCTTCTGAGACTCGGCGAAGTATTCGGTGAAGAATTTGATGAGAGCCTCACAGCGGGTACCTCCATCGTGTCGGTCCAGATAGTCTGCCAGAATGATATACGATTGTGTGATCTGCCAGTGGCGAGACTTCAGGTCGGGGGCCCGTTCGAAGCGTAGAAGCTCGTTCCACTCGTCGGCGATAGCCTTGACTTCCTTCTGGCTGGTCATCATCCAGAGGTACAGGCGGTCGCGGAGGACTTGCCAGCGCGGGTTGGCTCGTTCGAAACCGGGGATGGCGCGCAGGGCTGGGCGCATGGCAACGATCACGCAGCGGGACCCGAGTACTTGGTCAAGGGGGTTGATGCTGGCGATAGCTTTGGGACCGTAGACCTCGTAGGGGACCACGATGAACCGGTCGCCCGGTCCTTTCTCCGTGCGTGTGGCGGTGGAGCCGTCGAGGTAGCCCGCGTTGAGGATGCGACGGAGCGCTTCACCACGCTCACCGTCGAAGCCCTCTGCCTCATCCACGCACACCACACCGGGGTCACCGGCGATGGTCCTGAACAGTGAAGGCTCGCTCATGGATGAGGACCAGATGGTGTTGAAGGCAAGGGCGTCAATGATGTTCAGGTTTTGGCTCTTGCCGCTGGCTGCCGTGCCATTGAAGTGGACGTAGCCGATCGCACCGAAGAGTCGGAACATGTAGGAGCCCATCACGAAGAGCGGCATCATGTCGTAGTACTCGGGCCGTGCGAACTCGATGTACTCGCGGTACACATCCTTCAACCCGTTGAACAGGGTAACAGGGTGGGGCTGGTCAGCCTCTCCGTTGAGGAAGGTCCGCATGGCGTCCATAGACCAGCGTGCCTTCTGTGGCTGCACTACGGTCTGGGGCCAGCCGAAGCCCTTCTCTGCCACGCGGTCGGGGGTGTACGCGAAGTGGGTCCGGTCGCTGGTGATGCAGCCGATACCCAATTCCTTGGTTGCTTCGTCCTTGGCGTCCTTGCCCCTGCCCACCTTCTTGATGACGTTCAGCCACATGGGGATTGTCAGGTAGGTCACACCGTCCTTGTAGTCGGTGCCGGGGCGCAGGATATCGACCTCTTCCCACGCGAACTCGTCCAGTACAGTGAAGCCCTTTGCTTCCAGTTCCTCGGCAGACATTAGAGGAACTTCCTTCCCGTCATATCTCGGTGGTGGGCGAGGTCTTCACTGTCTCCGTGTGCTTCGCAGCCGTAGCAGTGGAAAGAGTTGTCGCTGATGTACAGTACCATAGACGGACCGGGGTCGTGGTGGAAGAAGCAGTTCGTTGCGTAGAGTGCGCCGTGTGAGACCACAGTGCCGCCGAGACTCTCCACCACCAGCAGGATGTCTCGTCGCCCAAGTTGTCGGCGGGCGGCACTATCCATGGCGATAATCTCATCGCCGTTCTGGATAACGACCCTCTTCTGTGCTACTCGTGCTTCTGGTTTGAGGATTACTGCCTGAAGAACTTCAGGTACCAGAGGAAGGGGTCGCGAGTCATCCCGCTCCGCATCCCAATCATAGACTCGCCCGGATGGGTGGACCGAAGGTGGTGCGACCACGTATCCGCCAGCGCCACGATAATCGCAGTGGCCTCCGAACAGTCCTGCTCGATTGCGTCCCGATTGGAGTGGCTGAAAGTATAGGTGCGTACCCTTCCCTGTTCGGACCACCGGACCAGTGTGTCGGTAATCCATCCCGAGAAGTTCTTGCAGGGCGGGCACTGACTTGGGTCCGTCGATGTCCAGTACGTCAAATCCCACTCCTGTAGAGAGGCCGATGTTTGCGTCTGGGAACAGTTGCCACCATTGCAGCACTTGTGTTCGGTCGGTGCTGGCATCAAGAAATCCCCTTGTACCCTTCAGTGGTGCCTTGTCGCGTGGGATCAGGGGGAAGACAGGCCAGCCCCTCGCCGCATACCTTTCGGCGGCGGCGAGGAACTGGTTGCTTCCCCTAGAACGGGAGGTCATCGCCATCGTCAGGACCGTCCGTTGCCGGAACAGTTCCCTCCGATAGCGCGGGAAGCTCTTCTCCGAGTTCGATGTGAACTGGCTTGAATGCGATTACCGTCCAGACGATGGACGGATCGCTTTCACTACGGGTCTGGATGAGGTAGACATCAGCGACCACACCGCCCAGCCGCAGCGCCGTCATGGCGTTGAGGATTGCCTGAGCCTGTGCGTCCTTGCCGCCTCCTGCCTCAATGACCTGAGCGAGAGCCAGTTCAGCAAGCTGAACGATGAAGTTCTTGTCCTGAACAACACCGCCACTCGGGTTCTTGGTGGAGCCACGCCAGTCGAGCGCACTGGTCGTGGACATGGATAGTGTGTAGACCGGCTCTTCGCCTGTCATCTTCCCGTCTTCGGGGAGAATCTGGACCTGAACGTCGGCCTTGAATTGACCGCGACCACCCGTTAGGCGGCAGAGGTCGTCGTACACGTCGAGGTTGGCCCACTCGTCGGCTGCCTGTTCGGCAGGGTCATCGTACTTCTTGACGAACTTCTTTTCGAGGTCCGGGCGTCCGATGCGACGGGGGTCGATTGCCTTGTTCTTCTCTTCTGCCGCGAGGTAGAAGGCGTTGTAGTAGATGGGTGGCTTGACGATGCGGACTGTCATCGTGGGTCCGCGCTTCGACGGGGGCCAAGACTCTTCGTCTGGTGTTCCTTCATCGGTGATGAGGGACCCGCCCTTCAGGCTCATGCGCCTGAAGTTACTTGCGCTGGGGGTCGGGAGCATACCTGACTGGCCCAGCATGGCCATCAGTTCATCGTGGTCGAGGCTCGCTGGAACGACCGCCGTGACGGGCGTTCCGGCAGGGCCTCGGCTCGGTGCCTTAGCTGCCATCTGTATCTTCCTCTTCAGTTGTCGTCTCTTCGGTTGGGAAGAGTGGGGTGGGTTCTGCTTCTCCGAGGTACTCACCGGTCGGACCGACGAGTTCCTCACCATCTTCCCCATTTCCCATCAGGATCGACGGGTCGAAACCCTGTCGCTGTGCCTGTTGGGCGTCCCACTGGGTCTGCCATGCGTGGTACTGGAAGGCGAGTTCGAGTGTCTTGGCGAGTGTTGCTTCTGACAGACGAGTTGTCTGTCGCTGACGAACGATCAGGTCGTTCATTCCAACGAACCGATCGGCAATGGTGGGTTCCTGCGGGGGCTCGGGTGGAGGCAGAATCTCTGGTTCTGTCTCGGCCTGAGCCTCGGCATTCTTGGCGACTAGAGCGTCAACGACCTCTTGGTCGGTCAACCCATGCTTGGGCTTGCGGGGCATTGTATCTCCTATTCGGTTGGGGGTGAGGTTTGCGCCCTTAGTTTAGCGGCTTCGAAATCTGTGACAAGAGAAGATTGGCACCTGTCTCGGAAGCCGCACCACGAACAGGTAATTGGATTGTCCGTGGGCACGAACACGTTATGTCGGATGCCGTTTTCGATCTGCTCCATCTGAAATGCAAGTCTACGTGCTCGGTTTTCGAAATGTTCGGGGGTCATCAGGTCTGGTTCACGCGACATTGGGGTCATGTCCGGGCCATCCTTGGTGTTACCCGGTGTGAACATCTTGTACCCAAGGTGGGTGGGCCACAGTCCAGTGATCTTCTTCACGACGAGGCCGTAAAGTGATAGCTGGGAAGAGAGGTTGACTTCGCCTTGGGACCTCTTCTTGGCTACGAACTTGTAGTCGTCCACGCCCATGCGGACCATGCCCTTGTTGGGGACTACGATCTTGCCGAAGTCATCGAACAGTACGTCGATCTTCCCGTTGACAATCCTGATGGGTGTCTCTAGCGGCTCGGGAAGGTACTCGTTGATGTCGAGGTTGAATTCCAGTTCGGCTGCGAGCGGGCGAATGGTCGGCGCATCACGGGTCTGGAACACACGGGTAGCCGCGAGGAATTTGTCCTTGGTTTCTCCCGGCTCGACATCCTTCTCGTACTCGGATGGAGGCATGGCTGACAATTCGTGGTCCATGAAGTCCGAGGCCCATTGGACTACTTCATCGGGCTTCACGGTCTCGCCGTTCTTCAACTTCCGCTTGACGGCCTTCTCTAGTGCCGAGTGTCCACCCTTACCGATGGCGAGGGAGACCTTGGGCTTGTCCTTCAGGCCGAGTTTGTAGCGGAACATGTACTGCATGGAGCAGCGGCGGTACATTTCAGCTTGGGAGTTGGAGAGATGGGGGAAGTCCACCCTTCTCTCTGGGGTGTCACCGGCCTCGACCTCAGGTGCTCCTTCGGCTCTGAGCGCGGCGATGACTTTGGCGGGGAGCGAGATTTCTCTAGGCATACCTAGAGTATCGGTTGGCTTCTCGTTTGAAACAAGGCGCTTTGCCATGTTACATGCCTGTGACTGGATCAGGGTTGGTGATCCTTGCTTGCCAGTCTTGGGTGTTCCAAGGGTCTTTTTCTTGGAGCATGTTCATGTAGTTGGGGGTAATACCCTGATCTGCTGCGATACGCAGGCAGTTGGGGCATTCAATTGGTGTGTAGTAGCGTCCTGCGTGGGCGAATTGGAGATTGGGCCAGCGGCTCTTGCTCTTGATTCGTCCACAGAGCGGAGTCAGAACTTGTTCTGGGGTCTGGGGGGCAAGGTTCCAGCCTTGCCATGGGGTCCAGTACGCTCGATTGTCTCTTCGGGTGTACTGGTTTTCTTCTCCGGGTGTGACCATTGGCGGTGGGGTTCCGCGTTCGCGGAGGGTTAGATGGGACACGTTCATGTTATCGACTCGACCCAGCGGGGTTCCGTTTCCACCTGTGATCGTGGCCCAGACCCATGCTTCGACACCAACGATTGTGATGCCGTGCAGTGCTTTCATGCTGTCTCCTTGCGGTAGAACAGCACTCTACGTGAAATTTCGTCAGCTAGATAACGTGATACAAATAGAACGCATGTTCTACTGGGATGGTAGGGGTTTCGCTCGTGCGAGAATGTCGTGTAGACGATCTGAGTCGTCGTAGGTGATGTACTTGGTCTCGATTCGGTAAACCTCGTTTGAGATTTTCCGAGCGAGTAATTTGAGGAAGATCAGTTCTTCTTCGGTGAGTCGAACGCCTTCGATCTGGTGAAGACTGTTCACTTCACCCAGCCTTCCCATGTCCTCATATCGACATGGTTCACCTGACCCTTGGCTAGATCGAACTGAAGTTCGGTCCAGCCGGGGTTTCGCCACTCTCCGGTGTGGAAGCGCCACAACGCAGCAAGCATCCAAGCGGCTGCTTGCTGATTGGCGAGGATCAGTTGTCCGCCACCGGGGAGTGCTGCTGCCTGCGCACATGTCATGGCGGCGCGGTCGTCCTTGGAGATAAATCGGATTTCGGGGTGCATGAACGTGATCGGGGGTGTGGCGTTCTGCCCGTTTTCGCGAACGTAGAGTTGGACGTTGCCGTCTGACAACTCGTTGCCTGCGTTGATGACGACCACGTTGGGCAGCTCGGCAGCGCGTTCGGCCACCAGCGCGCGGACGGAGTGGTTGTCCGCAGCGATGAAGACAGTATCGCCTTCCTGCATCATCTCGGCGAGGTCCACCTTACCGATGAACTTTGGGACCGCGATGACCGGGAAGCGGTTGTACATCCTCGCCATGGCCTCGGCCTTGTTGGCGGTCACGTAACCCGGTTCGAAGAGTTGGCGTTCGAGGTTGCCGATGTCGTAGTTGTCACCGTCTACGATGGCGAACTGCCACTCTTCGTTGTCCCTGTTCCGGTGATGGGTTTCGAGGTAGGCCAGTGCTGGGGCAATGAAGTGGCTTCCGGTGCCACCAGCGCCGATGAGAATGTATGAGTTCATTGGGGTCCTCTATCGTAGTCGCAGTTTTCACACCATTGACCGTCGTCTTGGTATTCGCCGTCGCCGTTTACCCAAACGTGACCGTCTTGTTCGCATCGGTCGCGACGGGTGACTACCTTGATAGCGTCAAGGTCTAGTGGTGGAAGCGCGGTGACGTTTTCGGTTGATCGGCGGGCGATATCTACGAGATATTCTTCTCCACCGGTCCACCACTCGCTGTCGAGCCAGTTTTCGCCTTCGGTGTTTCGTCGGGTGAATTCCATCTGTTCGCGGTAGTACTGGGTGGCCTGTGTTGGCGTCATCCATGTACCTTCGCGGTGGTAGTCATCATCCTCTCGGGGGTGGATGATGTATCGCTGGTGGGTGATCTGCTCCTCCCACAACCCGAGTGGATAGCCATTCTCGGTCCAGCGGTCCAGAAGGGTGCCACGACCGTCTCTGATCAGGTCTTCTGTGATATACGGGAGTCCGTCATATCGTAGAGTGCCCTTGATTTCGTGGAGCCCTTTCATATTTCTCCTTACTTCGTGACGAAATGGACCTCCGACATTCGCTTTTGGGCGATTTCGGCGTACTTGTCGCGAAGGTTTTGTGTGTCTCGGTAGCGTGGCTGAATACGGGCCCAGCCGGGTCGCTGCCAGTATTGAAGGTCGGTGTTTCGGTAGAATTCGGGAATGATGTAGCCGCGCTTGGGCGTGGTTCGAACGCGGACTTCGTGGCCCTCGTTCAGCATTCGACCAATAGAGGCTAAGTCGATAGAGGATAGTTGTGGCACGCTGATGATGCCGTGCAGGGGCTTCATCCGTTCTTGCCGTATCGTTCGATGTAGGTTTCCATTTGATTTCTGGCGTCCTCCATCGTCTGATACGCCCTCCATGTTATGTCTTTTTCTGTGCGCTTGTATTCGAGATGTCCTTTGTTGTCTCGGAACTCGTATCCGGCGTTTTTCGTGGTGAACCATTCCAAGACATTGGAATTGTCGATGGCGTGTAGCGTGATCATCGGATTGTGTATCCGGTCCGCTGAATCCATCCCATCCAGTATTCGACACTGGAACCACTTCGCCACTCGCCTAGGAGTGGGAGTTCCCAGACGATTCCATTTCGGATTTCGAACTTGTAGCGGTTTTTGAAGTGTGCGTTGATGATTTCGAGAAGGGCCTCTTCCCTTGTGCCTTTGATGTCGTGGAGCGCGTGCATCAGGACAGATACCTCCGAAAACCGTCCAAGCCACAGGAGCATTGGGTTTCGAGTTTTACGCAGTCTCGTTTGTGTTGGAGTCGTCCGTCCCAGAAGTCTCCAAGAGTACGAAGTGCTTCGAACAAGTCCTCGCGTGACGGAGTAGGTCGATCGCCTTGGGGCGTACTGTCCCGGTTGGGTGCCATGGGACTTGGTACTCGTTCAGGCACGTTAGACAAAGACTGGTCGTCTCCACCGTTATTGTCGGGTCGAGGGACCCGCAGAGGGCGCAAGCGAGGTTCTTTGTCAGGTGCCATTGGTGGTTCCAAACTCCGTCGTTCCAGACTCGAAACCTTTGAGCAAGTGCTCGGTAGGTCTCTTGATAGAAGCCCCGTTTTTCAAGGGCCTCTATCTGAGCGATGTGGGGGAGACAGTGATCCCGGTGCGTGTCTGCGTGCTTCGGGGAGAAGTCGTTACAGCGATGTACCGGGGTCCGAGTCTCGGATTCCGACCAGTTCACGGTCGAGGTCGGCCGCGTGCTGTGCGATTCGGTGAGCAAGGTCTCGGAGATTGGTCGTGCGCGCTTCGGGCGTCCACTTCCCGTACTCCGCGATGGCTTCGGTGATGCCTTTCGCGATGAGGTCGGACTTGGCGTGGGTGGCTGTGCTGACGGCTTCGGTCTTGGCTCGGGCATCCCAGTGCTTCCTTGCTTCGTCCAGTTCGCCAAGCGCCTCCTTGTCCGTGACCTTGACATCATCGTCGTTGATGCAGGCCACGAGGAAGAGGATGTGCTGGCTCGCCCGGAACATTGGCGGGAAGAATCCGCTGCCTGTGGGCGTCCGCCCCGTAAAGGGCAGTTCCTTGATGGTGTCGGCGAATGCCATGCTACTTGTCCCTTTCTGTGGGGAATTCGGGAAGATCGTACTCTTCCCTGATCTGGGTGATGCCCTTGGCTGCGAGTTCTTCTAGGTGTTCCTTCTCGGCCTTGTCCACCATGTCCTTGATTCCGAGCAGGAATAGAAGCTTCTCTTTCTGCTTCTTCTTGTGTTCTTTCTTGTTGAGGTATTCGATAATGGTGGCGGTCACGTAAAACGTGAACACGACCGCCACGCCGATCCATCCGGCCATGGAATATGACCCGAGGAAGGCGATGATCCAGATGGCTATTCCGATCATGGCGACTGCTAGCATTAGTTCAGCCCTTTCTGGCTCATGTCTTCGGGTGGTGTGGCGGTTTCTGGGAGCAGTGCCATGTCCAGATCGCCGGGGATTGACCCGGTGACCTTGAATGAGACATTGAGGCCCAGCGTCCTGAGGACGTGGATTGATCGGAGTGTCTTGGACAGGAAGGCTTCTTGCCAGTACTCGGGGTCTCCGGCGATGTCTGGGTGGCGAAGGGCGAAGTCGATGTCGTCCTCGTTCACCTGATCGCTGTCGAACAGGAGTTCTAGGACATCGGGCGGAAGGAGTTCCTCCCAGTGCTTGTCCTCTGATTCTGACCAGAGGCCCATTTCTCGAAGCTCGGCTTCGGAGAAGGACTTTTCGAGAGCGCCTTCCTTGTCCCAGTCCACGCCACGTTCGGCCGCTCGCCGTGCGTTGAACTGTCGGGATTCCACCAGTGCCATGGGCTCGGTGTTACCGACGAACTCCCAGTTCTTGATGCGAGGAGCCCAGCGGTAGCCCTTCTCGACTAGGAGTCGTGGTGAGATTCCCTCGTAACCTTCAGGTGGGCCATCAAGTCCCTGAAGCCGATAGAATTCGTCCCAGTCTTCGGCCCGATATCCAATCGGTTCGTTGGCAGGACGAGAGAGTGGTGCGTCGAAAGCCTGAGCCCGAATGGTAGTGCCATTTTGACCGGGAAACGTGATGGTGCCGTCTTCGGCTACCACCCAGCTCTTGTGGACGAGGCGATGAAGCCTCTGGTTCCACACCCAGTCCTGCGTGAGATTGGAGCGTCCGACCGGATGCTGTCCCTGTCCCTGTGGCTGGGTAACTGGGGTGATCTTGGTGGTTGCGAATTCGTTGCCCACACCGGTCGGCTTGTTGAACTTCTTGTATAGTTCGTAGCCAACTGGCTTGGTCCGGGTCTTGGTGTCTTCGACGTAGCGATCCCACCACGCGGGGGCTTGGTGCTTCTTGACCTCGGAGAAGTCGAAGAGAAGCGGGAACTGGGACTCCTGATAGTGGATTAGTCGCTTGTTCATGGCGACCATGGCCACGATCTGCGGGGTTTCCCTCTTGATCATCCCGATGGTGGCGTGGAATCCGTCGAATCCCTCTGCATCCTTGGTGTCCGTGCCGCTGTGGCCTGCACCGAAGTCGCAGTGAGAGTGGATCGTTCCAACGAGGACCCAAGGCAGGGCGATGTGGGTCGGATCGAAGACGTAGTTGACTCCACCATGGGAGACTAGCTGCGTTGGGATGAACGCGCGCCATTCCTTGGTGTCTTGGTTCATGCAGAGCAGGACCATGGCTTCCGTGTGCTGGTAGTCATAGATTCGCTCGAAGAACGTCACGACATGGGACATGATCACGGCGGGGATCGGCGGGGCTTCCCACCAGAACATGCCCGTGGAGGTCCCGACCTTTGGGAAGAACTCGGGCCATGTTTCGACTCGTGCGATGCCGCGACCTAGAAGGCCGCGTCGATGCAGGAACAGTCCGTCCTTGGCTCCGAAGTAGAACGGATCGGGACCGTCTGGAACGCCATCCCAGCCGTCTTGTCCCAACTTCAGGAGAGCGCCGAACGCCGGGGGCGGGGGCGGCTTTCGCTTGGTCATCTCGCTACTCCCTCGTCCATCGGACGGATCGTTGTCGTTCCGATCGTGATAGTCGTTGCCTGCTCGTGCAATTCCTCGATCGTGGGCTTGGGTGTTGCCTTGACCTTGAACCTTGCCTTTTCCTTGCCGGTCTTCAGGTTTTGATTGAGTTTTGCCAGTCTTGGGCTTTTTGCTGTGACCAGATCGCTGTCCAGTGTCATCATGCGATCGGTGATCTTGGACATCGTTGCGTCGATTGCCGTTTTGAAGTAGATCGAGATGGACTCGTCTGGGTTCGTCGGAAGACTCCCCGCGCCCGTCGCGATGACGTTGTGTTCCATCTGGTCCACGATGGCGAGTAGATCGGCGATTGTTTCTGGGCGCTTGTCGTCGGTGGCCATGTCTAGGCAACCTTCTTACCGCTGTCTGCGCGGATGTTGGCGAGACCGACCTCGATCCGCTCCCTCTCTTCGGGAGTCAGTTTCATCAGCCACTCTTCGGTGCGTCCGAAGGTCATGGGCGTGATGATTTCGGGGATGCGACCAATGACCTCGATGGGAGCGCTTCGGTCGCTAAGCGTGCCCATGATCTTGCGAACTGTGGTGTAGGTCAGTCCGGGGACCTTCTTGCCCTTGGCGTGATCCCATTCGGGGAAGGATAGGAAGGCGGCGGGGTCCTTCTTGGACTCCTCTTCCCAGCGTGCCCAAGTGTCACGGCCGGTCTCGCTCATCCACGGGCTGCCTGCGCCGGAGCCGTGCGTGAATGTGGTGCGGTAGAACTCGTCAATGGTCTGGTCGATCCTCTGGGCCAGTGAGAGGTTCTGGTGGGTGCTGGTCGTACCCCAGCAGATGTTCCCGCTGGCCGCCACGTTGGGCACCATCGCGGTCATCAGTTCTTGGTCGAGGTTTGTGATGTTCTCGCGTGACCAGTACATCCGAGTGTTGACGTGGACCCAGTTCCGACCCTCCATCGGGTCTCCTGAGGTCTGAAGGTCAAACAGGAAGTACGTCCATGGCAGCGAAATCTGGTATCGCCGATCGTTGTACTTGCATGTGAACATGCCAGCGGTGTGCTCGGCGAGAATCTGCGCCTTGGCTTGCTTGGCGTCGCTCTGGTCCCAGTGAACGATGATCGCGCTCTTGGGCAAGATGCCAACGGTCACTGGTGGGCGGTTCTCGATGTACGGGAGGAAGTCCTGAAGTCGGCCCTCGGTGATGACTTCGACTCGCTGGTGTCGAACGAGGTCACCTTCGATGAGCAGTTGATCGGGCATGATGTTGCTCCTGAAACGAAAAAGGGGAGACCCTTGCGGACCTCCCCTTCATGTCGGCTGACAGGTTGTCTGAGTTAGGTCTCAGACGCCCTTGTTGCCAGCGGCCTTCGTCGCCTGCACGCGATCGCCGTCAGCGAGGCGCGTGGTCGGACCGGCAGCAGCGCCGTTGACCGCGACTGCGGCATCGGCGGCGATGCCGAGGGGGCCAGCGACCTCGCGGAAGAGGTCGGCGACCGTCTCGACGGTCTCGTTCTCGATGGTGAACGTGCCACTGGGCGTGGTCACGGTGAGCTTCGGCATTTCTGCCTCCTTACATGTAAGGTATCCGCCTTACTTCGGTTGCGGTGCTTGGTGCGCACCGGTCCTAGCAGCCTGAGATGTTGTCGATTTCGTCAGGTAGACCTCTCGGGTGAGAAGTAACTAGACTAGTCTTAGTCTCGCCTTCCGCTCTGAAGGCAGTGCATTGGGCTTGCTGCTAGGGCCGGTGGGCATCAGTCCGGTAGTGGGACTTGTTTGTCTATGCAGATGGTGACAACTGCTTCGACCCATTCGGAGAGTTGATCTTGTTCGATTATGACGACATCGGTTCTGGTCTCGATGTCGGGATACTTGGTTTTTAGGTTCTGTAGAAGTTGGGGGGAAGGGTAAATCAGGGTGTGATTGGCGCGTTCGATCACCCCACCTGAAGTGAGGAGTTCGATGCTACCTTTCTCGAATTCTACCCCTTCCTTTAGCTGGGTCGCCGCTCCTTTCGAACCTGTGGTGACGAGGATGTGGCCGAGCCTCGCGATGCACCTTCCGATGAAATTGAGCGAGACTGCTTCTTCTTCGGTGATAGTGGCTTTTCCGATGAATCCGATTCGGGGGTTTCGAAGAGTTCGGGTTGACTTCTTAGTCCGGGTGTCAACTCGGTCCATCCATCGGCCTCTGCTCTCTTGATGTAGTCGGGGATTTCGTCAGGGTCAACGTAGAGAGCGTAGCACTTTGCTTCGCCCCACCTATTCCGACCCCATATCGCGAATTTCGCCATGGGGTACCTCGTGGTCTGGGGGTAGTGATTCGAATTCTGGGTCGCAGTCGTCTTCGTCCGTGATCACTCGGCCTGTTCTGAGACAGACGTGTGGTGGGGACATCATGGTAGCCATGTCGCAGATGGGGCAACTGCCCTTGGTGGTTAAGGGCGAGTTGCAGCACCAGCACTCAGCCGTCTTGGGGTCCAGCATGTCGTCGTTTGTGGAGTAGGTGCGTGAGACACCAGTCTCCAAGGGCTTGAACGTTGGCGGGAAGAAGTTCTGCGCCGACGACTGGGACGAAGTAACACTTCTTGGTGATTGGGCGGTACTTCTTGCCGCACATGTGGCAAGTGGTAAGACCTACTTGTGCGTGGTTGCCGTTGCAGTACTTCTTTTTCTTCCTACTCATTCGGAACTCTCGCGGGCGGTTCGGCGGCTGTCACGCGCTGGTACTTCGCCAACGCTTCGGGTGTCATGCCAGCAGTAACGTCCAGCGCGGGCGGTTCGGATTCGAGGATTACGAACAGGGTTGGGAGGTCGATGACCGCTTTCTGGGTGTTTGGGTCGATCCAAGAGTGACCTTGGATCATGCGTCTATTCGCCGCCATAGGTTCCCTCTTCTGGTTGTGGATCGGCTGTCCAGTGGGACGGACGATCTGGAAGTGGGAAGCCCTTGAAGCTGGTCAGAACTCGGACTCCGCATTCGCAGTACCCGTAGATGTCCAAGGATTCGTGGACATGGGGTTCCGGGCAGACGTTGGGGATATTGTCGTGTGGAAGCCGTTGGTGTTCACAGGTGCAGAGTGTCACGATGCTCTCCTGAAGTGTTTCATGCAGACGCACCACGAGCCGATGAAGTGCCCACAGGTCTTACGCCTTAGCGCGGGCGCGGCGCTGGCCTTCTCTGTTGCGACATCGGTCGGAGCAAAATCTTGCTGCAACGTACCGGGTCGCGGAGATTCCACAGGACTCGCAGATGAAGGTGTGGGTCGGGATGGTTGGTTCTTTTCGTTCTGGTTGTGTGGCGAAGATTCTGTGGTGGTCACTGCCCGTCCAGCCTCCGGGTGAGTCGGTGTAGCCAACGATGGCTTTGATCATGGATGGTTGAAAGACTCTGCGTGCTCCCAGATCGTGGAGTTGATTACGTCCGTCTCTGAGTAGCATTTTGTCCTCTGGATGGGTGAACCCCGGTTATCTCTGGATGTCCAGTGGAGGGCAGATAACCGGGGTTCGGGTTGGGCTTGGTGCTATTGGTTTATGACGACAGTCTCGCCAATGAACCTTCGCAATGAGCCCTTGTCTAGTACCGTGTATTGTCGAAATTCACGGTGTCGTTGGTTGTGACTTGGGTTGTGACGTGGTGGTGGGACTCACTGTCGAGGTTCGGACTCTTGTAGAAGTCGTAACTTGACAGTGCTGCGGCCGAATCGTCGGTTGTCACGCTTGATGCGGTGAGTCCGTCTCGGCGATAGAGAGCGCCGCCATCATTGTTCCGACTGTAGTACATGTCGGTCATGTTGATGTCGGCGTTGTCGTGATCGTTGCCGATGCTGCTGTAGATTTCACCGGTTTCGGCTCCCCACCACGCGAGAGCGCCGTACCAACGGTTGGGCTGGTACTTATTGAACTCGGTGTACTGGCCGTTGCTGGTGTCTGTGATGCGATATCGAACGTTGCCAGCACCACTTGGGAGTTCCGTGAGTGCGATCGTGTACTTGTACTTGGTGCCGAGTGTTGGGACCCAACTACCCGGAATGTTGATCGCGTTCGGGCTATCGAAAGCGTAAACGAACTTCCTGCCATCGCTGCTTTCGGAGTATCCGAGTTGGTAAATGCCGCTTCCGCCACTGACGCTGTTCTGAAGATTGGCGGGAAGAATGTAGGAGCCGTGTGCTCCGGTCCCGGTGCAATCATCGAGGTCGCGTGTCGTGGCGCTTCCTTCGATCCTGTCGAACTGTGCATCACCACCGGGTCCATCGTGATATTCACGGAGGACGATCAGATGGTCGTTCTGTGCGCCGGGGAGAACGCAGACGGGTTCGGCGCTGACTCCGGGTGCGGAGAACGCGAGGATGGTGCCGACGAGTGCGACGATCGCGCTCAGTCGTGCGAACTTGTTCTTCATTGGGGGTCCTTTCAGTCGGCTGTGATGATCAGGGATGACAGGGCGTCGTTGATGGTCAGATCGAGTCGATATGCGGTCCATGGACCGTCTACTCTCTCGCTGTAGCAGTTGTAGCTTGCGCAGTTGTAGAGAGAGATTTCGTAGAACGTGGATGGGAGCCAGACTTTGATGCTGGACACGCAGTCATTCCAAGTGCTTCTTCCTCCCACGAGTGACGCGCAGTCACCGGGCAGTGAGTGGCTGTATCCCGCGAGGTCTGCGATTTTCCACTGACTTCCGATCAGTGTCTTGTTGCACACGATCCAAAAGCTGTCGTTGTTGTCTCCGGTATCGCCCTTCTTGTTTTCGTAGAACCGGATCGACGCGCCAGTTGTCGGTGTGCATGAGCCCTGTGTTCCGGCGCTGACTGCGGGTGCGAAAGTCAGCATCATTGCCATTGAGGCAAGAATGACCAGAAGCTTCTTCTTCACGGGTTCCCTTTCTGTCCCCCGGATTTGATGCTGACAGGAAGTTCCTCGGGTCCTATCAGCTATAATGCCCGTTGTCCCGAGTCCGTGCGGCTCTGTCATATGACAGGGAGTGGTACGCCACCGGTGACGGTTCTAGCCCCGTGGAGCCGATGCGTCCTTGGGTGCTCTTGCGAGGGCACCGAGTAGGGTTCTAGTTGTCCTCATCCGATGTCGTACCCGACTCGTATGAAAGAACCCTACTCTATGACCTCGAAAGACTAGTCATGCCACCTGTCGTGGCGAATGTGGTGTCGGTTGTCGTAGACCAGTGCTCCCCATAGGAGCAGTGTAGCGAGGATGATGAGTTCCATGGTGTCCTTCGCATTGGGTAGAACAGGATGATTGCAGCCATGCCCCGACTGAACTGGGTCTGTCCGTAACGAGGGGGTCTCTCGTAGGTCCCTGTCCTGTTCTACCCGGTGAGAGGGTTGGTGGAGCCGGTGGGGCGCTTCCCCCCACGTTCGCCTCTGGTCGGATGGGTTATGAGGTAAAATCCTCTCCCCGTCCCATGCATCAGTCCACTTGCGTGTCTGGTGATTGGGGGCATCCTAACGTCAGCCGTACTATGTCGGCCCCGTGGGTCGCTTACCGCCTCGGGCGTAAGCACGTTCTCGTCGGGCTTCCCGCTTTGGGTGGCCCTTGCCCCTGCGCATTGCAGGGCGACCGATTCTCTTGGTGTTGTGTCGATGCTGATTCTCGTCGCTTCGAGCCTTGAACAAGGTGCATCTCCAAGTGGAGTTTCAGATATTGAGTTTACCACAATATCTTCTGTGTTGTCTCAGGAAAGATTGAGCGACATTGCTGAGAGTGGTCGGGAAAAACGCACCACGGCGCAAGGGGAAGGAGGACCCCTGCGCCGTGGTGCGGTAGTTGGGTTGGCGGTGATCAGGCGGGCGTCTTGTCGCTGTCGCCTTCGTCGGTCTCGTCCTCGGCGCTCATCGCGTCCGAGAGGGAGACGACATTCGCGGCCTGCGTGGCGGCTCGGGCAGCCTGCTGGGCCTTGATGTCGTCCTTCATGCGGGCCGAGAGAACCTCGTAGCCGAGCGTGCCACCGTGCTCGTCCACGTCGAGGCCCACCACGGCAGCGCCGAAGCGCAGCGGGGTGAACCGGATGTTCTCCGGGGTCTCGGTCAGGTACGTCCTGACGGTCTGCGGGTTCCCCTCGCGGTCGAGGGGGTTGGTCGTGCGCAGCGAGATGCACTGCGCGACGGACTGAAGGACCGGGCGACCATCGGCGCGCGTGCCCCAAACCTGCTGGACCTCGGTGGTCTGCAAGGCCGGGATTTCCCGCTCCTGAATGATGATCGTGCGCGGGATGAACTCCTTGAGAAGACCCATGTCTCTCGTCTCTCTTTCTGTGCCTATGGCACTAGCTGTAGTGTAGGCAGGGGTGCACGCTGCCTACTCCGTGTTCGGGAGAATTACTCCCTGTTTCTCTCCCCTTCTTTCTCTTCGAGCGCGGAGCCTCTAGTGAGAGTCCACGGCTTCTACGAAGGGCTGATCCATGGCTGTCCGTTCTTCGTGTCGTTCCAGATCAGTGAGTCGAAGGAGAACGGATCATCGTGCCATCGCGTGGTGGTGACGGCGTGGTGGTCTGCGAAGCCTACGAGCAGGATACCATCCTTCATCTCGGCCACCAGTTCGTCGGACAGGTCTCCATGGAGACCGAGTTCGCGTTCGCCTTGCGCCTTGAACGCCGCTGTGCGGAGTTCGGGAAGCAGATGGCGTTCCTTCTTGGGGATGATGTAGTCGTCTGCGCCTAGGTCGTCCATGGTCTGTTCTGGGATGGAGGAACCGTAGGTCACTCCATACAGAATGGAGCCAACGACGCCGTAGTGTTCTGCGCGGTCGCGGTTGTTCAGCAGGGCCTCGGCGGTGTCGAGCCCTGATTTCTTGGCAATACGGACGATCATGCGCATGAGCGTCCTGTTGTCAACGAGTCGTTCCATCCACTCCTGCGTGAATGATCCTGATACCGAGCCATCTTCGGCTGGGATCAGTTGGACCCGGACTACCGGACTGTGGCGTGCCTCGATCATCTCCCATTCGATGCGGCGTTGGATGGGAACCAAGTCCTCTGCGCTGTTGTAGAGTGGGAAGCCGTACGGGTTGTACAGCGCGTTGCCGTCCTCGTCCCTCTTGGGGCCGAACCCGTATGGGATGGTATTGAGATGGTGTTGGGCGACGACTGCGGACTCGATTTCGTCGTCATCCGTCGTCTTTTGTGACGACGATAGTGAGATTGCGTCGAAGCCTGATGCGCGGAATTCGTCAACGATCAGTGGCATCTCCTTTTCCTGTTCGATCAGGACACGGTGGGTCGCTGCGTCTCGTTCTTGCTGGTTGGTCAATCGTTCGATCTTCTTGATTGCCGCTTCCCACCAGTCTAGCCCTTTCAGGCTGCCCATTGGTGCCACGAATCCCGGTTCCATCAATGGGCGTTTCTTGATCGAGAGCGGTTGTCCGTTCATCCACTTCTCTTCGCGAGTGTCGCGTGGGATGGGTGCATGGACCTTGCGGGGGTTGGTGAACATGGGTGGGGCTGGCGGTCCGTAGCGGACTGGCATCTCGCCCCATTTGGGACCGTAGAACGGCCGGGGTGGTTCTGGGTCCTTGAATGTGTGGCGGATCGTGAACTCTGGAACGTTGGGACAGGCCGCGATGGAACGCCTGTCTGGTTCGAGGTACTCGATATTCACCTTGACTCCTTCTAGTCTAGTGACTGCCTTCTACCCCATCTAACTCATGGGCCCGGTCGTTCCCCTTTCTGGATCGTTTTCCTCGGGACCGTCGTAGGTAACGATGGTCGTCAATCCCGGTGGTCGTGGATCATCAATCTCCATCAGCATGGAGTTGGTGATCAGTGCCAAGACGGCGTGATCGGTGAATGGGCCGAAGCCCGTGTTCCAGTGAAGTCGAGCCGCCTGTTGGAAGTACATGAATCGTGGGTTCATGTGTCCGAACAGGATATCATCCTCGGATACGACGATGGTAGCGAGGGCTTCGAGTTCGATCGGGCTGTACTCCGAGCCGTTCTCGGGCTTGGCGAAGCGCATGATGTGATCTTCGAATCGGTCGAAGGCTCGCATCTGTGGTTCGTGCTGGTCATGCATGGTAGTGCTCCCCATGGTCTCCGGTGGGCTGGGCTTGTCGATCAGTAATGCGTCGCGCCTGTCTCTCAATACACTCCCGAGTGTGGTCTGAGAGTTCGACACAGAAGACGTGGCAATCTGGGGTGACTTCGAAGGTGGGGTCGGGCTTGTGAAGTCGGTAGGTGGTACGGCGTCGCATGTCTCGTTTCTCCTTCGCTTGCTGTTGTAGATGAGTGTGGAGAGGACGATGAGCCCTCTCCACAGATAGTGTCTCATACGAACGCTCCTGTGCGGATGTTGAAGACTGGCTTACCTTCCTTTAGCGCGTACTGGATGCAGTTCCATGTGCCGCCGTGCGTCTTGCCTGTCCAATAGGTCCATACCTCATCTGCGCGATCGACCATGGCGATGTTGCGTTCCTGATAGCGCTGAATCTCGTAGTAGTCTGCGCCGATGACCGTGATTGACTCGGCGTGTTCGAGATGTCGGCGTAGCGTAGCCCTGCTTGATTCGGGCCAGAACTTCGTCATGGCGCGTGTCGTGAATGGCAGGATGATGTGGTATGGGATGTTGTGGACGAAAGCCCATTCGGTAGCGTAGGTGTCAATGCCTAGCGCGCCGCCCGTGACGAAGATCAAGTCTCGGTATGGTGAGGCTGTCTCGTCACGGTTGTTCATCAGGTCTGCGAATGCCCGATAGTCGAGGCTGCCCAAGTCCTTCGGCCGATGTCCTGTCCAAGCGATAGTTCGCATGTCGCTCCTCTCTACGAGATGATGGTGATGGTCGCGCCAACGAGGATGCTGACGTACGTGATTTCGAGGACGAAGCAGCCTTCGGATGGGCCGAATTCGTCTGTGATGTTGACCGAGGCGAGTTCGCGGACTCGGAGGATGTCGAGGTTCTTGATCAGCCCCGCCACGGACTCGTGGGAGAGGTTGAGTGCCTGCACGTCTACAAGATCAGAGTTCTGATTGAAGATGACTGTGTACATGAGTTGCTCCTTCTTAGACTGAGCGCCATTGATGCGGTGGTGTGGAAGCGGAACGTATGTCCCGCTCCCTGCTACGCCTAGCTGTTGAGGTAGGCTGTGTACTCGGCTGCGCGTCCCGTCTGCTGATACGCGGGGAGTTTACCTGTCGCGTATGCGTCGTCTAGTTCGGCGAGCGCGTCCGCCAGTTCGTCGTACGGCGCGAATGTCGCTTCGTCCATGGCTGCGATCAGGGCGTCGAGTGCAGTGTCCTCGGCGACCAGAGCGCGGTAGTTATCAGCGGTGCGGAAGAAGATGAGCGTGGCGCGGAGTGCATGCGTGTGAGCAGCGGGGCCGACGCCGTGGATGCTGATGCCGTTGACGTACTGCGTGTTGTACTGGGCCTGAACGCTGAGGATGCCCGCGTCGAGTGCCGCGAGGATGGTGGCCGTGGTCCAGAAGAACGTGTTCATGCCGAAGCTCCTTCGTCTGGGACCGTCACCCGCTGGTGTGGGGATGACTTGTCCTGCGCCTTTAGAACTGCGAAGCGAAGGGTTGTGTCAAGGGTTTATCGGTGCGCGGTTAGCACCGACGCTAGACGCCTCATAAGCTAATACTCTCTTGCAAGGAAGGAGCTTGCGACTGACGGCAAGAGGAAGATTAGCGTTGAGGCGGCGACGCAGCCCTTGATACGACCCTCGGTGAGCGGTATAACATGGCGCGGACAAGACATCCACACACCTGTCATCCGATAGCATGGTTTCGGGAGCAAGCGAGGAACGAGCGGTCCTGCGCGGCTAGCAGGATGCGGACGCAATCGGTGACGGCTTCGCTTTTGCAGGCGAGCCATCCGCAGAGGCGAGCGATATTCTCCTTCGCCTCTCCTCGTAGGGCAGAAGCGCGAGGGGTGCAGGGGACGCGCGCCTGCGTCCCCGCTATGTGGTCTCTCTCCCTCTCCACTGGCGGCAATCACTGGTGATGCGTGTTGTTGCCCATATACCCCTCTTACTTCCCCTTACCCTCTCTTACGGGGTATCGCCAGTGATGAGCGTCAATCACTCGGTTTACCGACACTTGCTGGTATGACAGGGTAATGCTGGCCTAGGGGTGCCTTGGGGGTATGGTGGGTAGTGGGGGGTGTTTGTATGTGGGGGTGTGTTGATGGTGTGGTCAGTGTGGATTTGGTAGAAACAAGGTCGCGGTAGGACCCCCCAGCGACATTGGAACCTCCTGCCGGGTAGAAACCAGAATCGCGGCGGTAGGTCCCGTCTACGGTGTAGTGTAGGGATGGGGGTATGCCGGCTGGCGGTCTTGCGGTACAGGGGGGTAAGGCCAGTTATCGGTAAAACGACCCGAAAAGGCCGTCGAAACCGCGAAAACCCACCACAACGAGACGGGGTGCATTTTTTCCGCCACTGAGCGTGAAACAGTAGTCGTAGACATCAGTTTTCGTCCGAAAAGGGGTGAAAATGGACAAAAAGGGGTGTAAGCATATGACTACAAAGTTTGTTTTTCGACCCTATCCCCCTCGTGGCGGATATCGGTCGGGACGGGATTTCAAAACGTCACGCTCAGGGGCTCCGAATTGAGCGTGAAAAAACCAACTTTGTAGTGCTATCCCTACACCAGTGAGGCGCAGCGGCGCAGTGGGCTGTACTGGTCGGTGTCCTTGTCCATCAGGATGGCGAGGTCGTCCAGAAGATGCTCCATGGCGGCTCGGTCCTCTGGCTCGTCGGACACCCAATACCTCGCGCCGTCCCACCAGCGGTTCCAACTGATGGGCCTTCGGCCGTTCGCCATTTCGAGGGACTCGGAGATATCTCGGATGACTCGGCCGACTGTGATGTTGTCGAATGTTATGGGGCGGTCGGCGAGGAGCTTGGTGACTTCTCCTGTCTTCCAGATGTCGCCGGAGCGGATGGACAGGACGACATCGAGAATGTGCCAGTAGGTATATGGATCACTGTACTTGTTCTTGGGCTTGGGGTAGCGAAGGCGGTTTTCCTTTATCTCCTTCACCCTCTTGGCGGTGACGATCGCCACCCCTCCGGGGATGGTGTTGCGGCCGTGTGTGTCGTTGGCGGCGTATGTATTCATGGCGTTATATTGACACTCGATTCTTCTCTTGTCAAGCCTCTTCTTGTCCTGCATACTATCCCCATGAAGCAGCTTCACGAACTGAACGCACCGCCCGCCGAGGGAACTCTTCTCTCGTGGTATGGGACTACTACTGCTGCGACCTTCGATTGGACTCCGGCTGCTTATCAGAGGCAGTACTTCGAGCAGATGTACGTGGGTCGTCCCGAACCGCAGCGTGATCAGATGGAACGTCTTCAGCGCGAGATGCAGCAGCTTCGTCGCGAAGTAGATATGTACCGTGAATACGCCTATCGAGCCGCTCGACTGACCGAGCCGAAATAGATAATGCCGCCTAGGCGCGCCGTCCCGTCCGGTCGCCGCCAGCCGTCGAACAGGGGCGCGATTGGTGCCGCTGCTCCTTTCGACGGCAATGATACCAATGATATTACTTCTTGGATGTTCTGGAATGAGAACTGGCGGGAAGTGGATGTTCCAGACCTGATTACCCAGTTGATGGACTTTACCATCATTGGCCATCTATCATGGGTTGTGTTCCCTCCTCATGGGTTTCGACTGTAGGGGTATCATGGCCATTGGCGACCGTCGCCGGTTTACTATCAAGGAAATTTCCTTGGACATTGAGGCCGTCGAGAATTCCGATGGCGAGTTCGAGGTCACTGATGACGCCGGGAGTCGCTGGACCGGAAGGTCTTATCGGAACGCTGATGGTTCCGTGGCTGATACGTTTGGCCCCGGTCGGCGTGGCAGAAGGCTCCCTACTATCGTGAGGTATCTTCGTGCGCTCCGAGCGCCATAAGACCTTAGCTGCGCGTGATGCTGAGTTGGCGATGTCCGTGGTCAATCCGGTCAAGGAGAGGAAGGCCGGACGGAAACGGCGTTGCGTTTCCTGCGGGTTGAGTTACTCTTTAGATGAGTTGTTCCCTGAGCGGGATTCTGAGGACCGAGTGATTGGTCTGATTTGTGAGGGTTGTTACTGATGGCAGTCGTGAAGCAGGGTGGCCAGCCCTACAGTGGAAAGGTCTGGACTAGCAATGGTCCCAAAGATCGGCGTCCGCCTGTTTGCGCCCAGTGCCGCGAGCGGCGTGAGGGGTTGTACACTATTTCGGTCAATGGACAGTTGATCTGTGGCCAGTGCAGTGGCGAATATGGTCGCGGCATCCTGACCCCTGATGAGGACTCCCCTTATGACGTTGGACCCCCAGACTGAGGCCCCGCCGCCTAAACTCGGTATTGCGTGTCCGACGAATTGCACATTCCATCCCTCTAAGATCGGGTGGAAGAACGCCAACGCGCTGGCGGCGACTCGCGCCCGTGGTGCCGGAGAGATTGTCTTCCTCCGTCGATATGAGGAACTGACCGGTCTTCGGGCTGCTAATACGACTGCCCATCGGCATTTCAAGCATTACGTCAAGCCCGCTGACCCGAAATCCGACGAAGAGGTCGTTGAGGGGCCGAAACCTTCTGATATCCAGATTCTTGACTCGATTATCGGCGCTGGCTTCAGGAATTCCAAGAATTGGAAGCCTACGATTCGTGATACTCTGGAAGCGATGAAATTGAAGACTCAAATGACCGGGAATTCCGCGTTTGACGAGTTGATCGCTCTTTTCGACGTTAACGATGACGGCGAGGATGAGGATTCTGCCCCTGAGAGCGCAGATGCCCTGCTTTCTCCCGATGAAAGGCCCGACGAGGGCGCTGAAGAGCTAGAATCCCCTCTCGGCGGCGAATAATGGACGCCCAGCAGAAGCGAAGGGCGATCGTCCGGGCGAGTAAGGCCGATCCGGTCTTCTTTGCGAACAAGTTTCTTCCGAAGAAGCCCCATCCGGGTCAAGTAACGTGGTTGACGAACAGTAACGCGGCCATTAACGTCTTGGTCCCCGGCAACCGCTGGGGCAAGTCCACCGTTATCGCCATGAAGCACATCTGGAAGTGCGTCTTTCGGGTCGGCCAGACCCGCGACGAGAAGCTGGCGGGCGATCCCTACGAGACCATTTCGGTCGCGATGTCGGCGGATCAGGCCGAAATCGTCTTCCGAGAGGCCAAGAGGCTTCTTTCGAGCAAGGGACTGCGGCCTCTGGTCAAGGCGTTCCGTTCCAGTCCCTTCCCGCACATCATCTTCACCAATGGCGCTGTTATGCACTGTCGATCTGCGCATGATGACGGGAAGTACATCGACGGCCATCGCTATATGTACCTGTCCATTGATGAGGCTGGCTGGATCAACAATTTGCGGCACCTGATGACTAACGTGATCCTGATGCGGCTGGCTGGCGGCGGTGAGATTGACCTGATCGGGACGCCCAAGGGTTATAACGACTTGTACTTCTACTATGAGCGTGGTCAGCGGGGTATCGACGGGTATTACAGCCAGCGGGGGAGCATCTACGATAATCCGTTTCTGCCTAACGAAGACATCAAGATGCGCGATAAGATGTTGATGTCCGCCGATCCGAAGATGCGTGAACAAGTCCTGTACGGCGAGTTCGTTGACTTCACTGGCTTGGCGTTCACCCGAGACCAGCGAGACAACGCATTTGACCCCGCCCTGCGCGAACACCAGCGCTGGCGGGATGGCCATAAGTACATTGTCGCGTGGGACCTCGGGCGGACTACCGACTATACCGTGGGCATCGTCTTGGACATCACGACCCGGCCGTGGACCCTCGTCTCTTATACCCGCCTGAATCGAGTGTCTTGGGAGGAAATCTATGCGACTATCGAGCGCGTGGCGAAGGAATATCACGTTTCATACTCGACAATCGACTCGACGGGTCCTCAGGGCGACATTATCGAGGAAGAACTTACGAAACGCGGCACGATGGTCTATGGGTACAAATCGTCCACCAAAATGCTGAAAATCGAGCTGATCAACAACTTGCAGACCGCCTTGGACGAAGGTCGGACCGCTGAGCGCTTTGCGGAGGAAAAGGATGAGAATGGACATATGATTACCGTCCCGATCCTTCAGCCGCCCGGTACTGGGTGGGGACTCCTCCGATTGCCGACTATTACCCAGTTGATGGACGAAATGGGCGTCTATTCGCTCGATGACAAGGATATTCCGTTTACGGACTCGGTTATGTCTCTTGCTCTCGCTACATACGCCGCATATGAGGCCGAGGGCCTGACTGAGCCCGTGACCGGTGGTGTCTTCGGTTCTGGCAATCGTGGCGAGGATGAGGTTCCGAATTACCCTGCCGTTGGGCTGGACAAGACTTGGGCTAATCGTAAGATGGCTGAACTTGCTGAAGAGACGTTAATGTCCGATCCGAGATAGTCCCTTGCGAACCGGTGTTCGGTTGGCACATACTAAGTCTGCATATGCACGCCCTTAGGAGACCTACGTGTCCGAGATGACCCGAGATAAGGTCGTAGAGCTTGAACGAGCGCTTCGCCAAGAGTGGAACACGCGAAATGCTGAATACGACCTCTCGCGGCGTCGATACTTTGGCGATCACTGGGATGCCGAGACAAACCCCGAACCGATCAATCGCTACAGCCTGACGCTGAACTATCTGAAGCCGTTCACCGATAAGAGCATCCAGTCGCTCGTTGGGCGGATTCCGGCGATTCAGGTCATGCCACCCGGTACCACGGAGCCCGACCGCCGTCACGCCGAGGAATTGGAAGGCGTTCTCTACGGGACGTGGGAAGCCAACGATATGGCGACGATCCTTCAGAAGACCGCTTGGGATTCCTTTGTCTTGCGTCGCGGGTTGATCTACCTCTGGTGGGACCCTGACAAGAGAATGGTCAAGATGAAGAACTGCGCACCCGAGCATTTCTTCCCCGACTACGATGGCGACGAGATTTACCGTGCTATCTACGTTCAGCGCCGGAAGACCGAGGCGCTGAAGGAGCAGTATCCGAATCATGCGTCAGATATCCATTCTGACAGTGGGATGAACCATCCGTTCGTGGAGGGTTCCGATCCCAACCGGACCGGCGCTACTGACCAGACCACGGTCGTGGATTGCTATACGGCCGATGGTTGGTTCTATCGCGTGATGGGTGATGCGTTCATCTCCCAGAAGCTGGACCTTCCGTGGGAGGGAATCCCGTTCGTGGAGTTCCCGTGCTACCCGGTTTCCGGGGAGACTGAGCCCCTGAACCTTCTTGATCAGCTTGTTGAGTTGAACCAGTACCTCGACCAGTTGGTGTCGCAGCAGGCTGATATCATCGCCCGGTATGCCAACCCCGTGGTTATCGCGAAGGCGACTGGTCAGAGTCCTGAGGCGATTCGCAAGGCGATGGGCTCGCCGGGTGCGGTTATCCCCGTGCGCCCTGACGGCGACCTGACCCTGCTGGGTTGGTCTGGGAATATCCCCGCCATCGAGCAGCAGATGGAGTTCGTGATTGACTCACTGTTTGACCTCGGCGGGAAGCCCCGGAGTGCCTTCGGTCAGCAGACGAGTCAGCAGAGCGGCGTTCAGACGAATCTCTCGCTCTCGCCGACCGTCCAGAGCAACGAGTACCATGAGTCGATCTGGGGCCAGCGCCTTGGGTGCCTGAACAAGTACATTCTTATGCTCTGGGAAAAGAACATGCCGGGTGACATCATCCATTTCGAGGGGAGTTATCGCAAGGCGAGCGGAACCCAGACCTACTACGATGTGTCGATTACCGGTGAGGAAATCGAGGGCTGGTACAAGAACCGGATCAAGTGGCCTAGCGCCTATCGGATTGACGATCCGGTCTATATCCAGAACCAGCTTCAGCAGTTGACGAGTGATCCGCCCGCTATCTCGCTTTATACCTATCAGGAGAATGTGGGTCGCGAGGACGTGGAGGCTGAGATTGATAGGATCAAGGAGCAGTTGATGGACCCGCGTATCCATCCCGAGCGTCTTCAGTCCGCCGTGGATGCTGCCGCCAGCGTGTCGGGGGCCGGACTCGATCCGGGCTTTGCGCCCGATGCTGGTCTTGGGCTTCCCGGTGTCGAGCCTGATACGGGCGTTGCTGGTGCTTTTGGCGAACAACTGGAAGCTGGCGCTACGCCCTATACGTCGGACCTCGCTCAAACCGCCAAGCCGAAGTACTAAACCGTGGCTAACACGGTCAGTGACGGAGGGAGCAGTAGCACCCGGACCGGGGGTCACTGGGAGCGCCGCGCCTATCGTTTCTCCCTTCCTAATGGTGGTTCTGAAATCCGGTACCAGATGGTCTGGGTTCAGGATAAGGCACCCGTTAAACGACGGCCTAAGCCTCCGAAGAGGAAGAAGAAGGTTGCCGTTACCGTCAATACTCGGCAGCAGCAGATTGCTAGGCAAAATGAGGCCGCTGCTAGGCTGGGCGCGGCTGCCGCTGTTGCCAAGGCCCAGCAGCAGGCCGTTGCTCGCGCGCGCGCCATCGCCTATCAGGAGCTTCGCGCCAAGCAACTGAGGATCATCAACTCTCGCCGCCCTCTTCCGGGCAAGCCCGTGACTCCTGCTCCTATGATTCGACCGCCTCAGGGTCCTGCTGGCCCCGGCCAGAATACGCTTACTGAGCAGCAGCAGATGGCTGCCGAGAAGGCGTATATGCGGCAGAAGCAGCAAGAGGCCCTTCAGGCCGCTACCCGTGCCAAGGCCAAGCGCGATGCTTTGATCAAGGGCGGGTCGTACGAGTTCCCCTTGCCCAATGGTGGGACTGAGACTCGCTTCTATCCCCAGAAGGGTGATCCTCAGACTGGGAAAGATTTGGAAGAGCAGATTCGTCTAGAGGCCGCTGAGGCTCGCCGGACCGGGAAGGTGGACAACGACTACCTCAAAAAGCTTCAGGGCAAGTATGAGGAGCACGCCAAGGCGGTGTATGCCAAGTATGAGCGTCTTGTTGCCCAGTTGAATGCCGCCCTTGCCAAGAAGAACATGAAGCGCGCCCGCGATCTGTACTACAGCAGTGAGTTCAAGGCTGCTCGTGATGAGTTCACACGCCTTTATGGGAAGGGAACTGACCCGACGAAGGATGGCGAGTACGGTAAGTTCTACGAAGAGCAGAAGACGATTGCCAATAGCCAGCGCGAGTGGTGGAAGAGCCAGATGCGTGCTGCTCTACAGAGTCAGTTGAACCAACTCGAACATCAGATGGGCCCCTTTACTGATACCCAGACTGATGAGAGGAAAATGATTCAGGCCCAACTGGATGCTTTTAACGGGAAGACTACTCGTGTTCCTGACCAGAATATGCCGGGTGGTTATCGGTATCTGACTCTGGAAGAGGAACTACAGCGCCAGCAGGCGTTGATCATTGCCCAGAGGGAGAAGCTGGCGGCTGAGCGCAACCGGAATGAGATGCTTCGTAAAAAGGACATGATGCTGACCGGTTACGTGGACTATAAGAACACGATGGTCAAGAAGGACGACCTTCCCCTGATCCAGACGTGGGAGCGGTTGGTCGCACAGAATCCGGCCCTGATGCCCGAGGGTGGTTTCCGGCGTCCTGATCAGGTTCAGTCTGCCGCCAATACGTTGTTGTCTGAGTGGGAGCGGGCGAATCCCAAGCCGTCTGCTCGATTTCCCGGCGATTACCAGCGCTGGAAGGCCAAGCGCGATGCTTACGAGAAGTACGTTTACGAGTTCTTCGGGAACAAGCCCCCCGAGTGGTGGGAGCGGGCCATTTCTGCCCCCGGCATCTCGCACGCCCTGTCGTTGCTTCAGGCCCCGAACTCGGCTATCGGCGCTGGTGGTCGAGTCTTGACCGCGCTCTTTAGCGGTTCTTCGACCATCGGGGTCAATAACCTCGATATGAATAACGCCCCGTCCAGCTATAAGGCTTCACAGGCGAAGGCTGAACGGGACTTCCTCGCCAAGAATGGCTATGGCTACCGCTGGCAGCAGGGCCTCGCGATGGCCAAGGAACAGGCTCGACAGGCGTGGTTGGCTTCTCCTGAGGGTCGTCAGTGGGTTCTTCAGCAGCAAATCGCCCAGCGGCAGAAGTCCCAGCAAGAGGACATCGAGTTCAAGGCCGGGTTCTACGGCGGGAATACTAACGCCCTGCCACAGATCGCCAAGGACCCCGGTGGCGCTCTTCGTGCCCTGAACGAATATGGGCAGGCTCCGTTTCAGAATGAGGGCGCGAATCTTCTGTTCAATCTTCTCGCCGATCCCACGAACGCTATTCCCCTGAAGGCGACGACTTACCTTGCGCGTGGGAAGTATGCCTTTGAGGCGGCTGAGGCTGCGAAGGGTCTTCTGAAGCCGACCGCCAAGGCGTCTGCTGCGATGCGCGCCTTCCTGACGGTGGACGAGGGCACCCTGAAGAAGATCATGCAGGGCGAGAAGTTGATGAAGGAGTTGAAGGTCGAGGGCATGAGCATCGAGCGCCTGACCGACCTGTTCCGCGAGCAGACTGCTGGGCTCTCGAAACTTGCGGAGAGGAAGTCCGTCCTGAATGACATCCTGCGCAGGACCGGTTTTCTGCCCCGTGAGGTTTCTGAGTCCCAGTTGTTCAACCTTGTGGAAGACTTGGCTGTGGGTCTTGCCGAGAAGAGGGGCCTTCACCTACTGACCGAGGTCGAAAAGCAGGCCAAGATCACGGAAGACCTGTTGAAGCAGGCTGATGTCGAGGCGAAGGCTGCCGAAGCGAGCCTGAAGGCTGATCGCGAGGTCGTCCAGAGAAGTCAGACGATTCGCGCCAAGGCTAACCAGAGTGCCCGCGAAGTGCTTCAGAAGCAGCGGGCTTCATCTATTGCGGCTAAGACGCCTCCGACCCCGAAGCCCGTTGCGACTCCGCGTGCCTCGTTTGCTCGGTTCCGTCTGGATTCTCGTGGTAATTCGGCTGCCCCTGCCGTCTTCAAGGAAGAGGCCGGGTACGTTTACCGTGTGGTTCACGAGGCACGGGTGGGAAGCGACTGGCGTGCTGGTGAATTTGCTTCGCGTAAACTTCAGACTGTGTATGTGACTGACCTTGATCGGTCGATCATTCTTCGTGTTAAGGAGTCGAAGGGGTTCGAGCAGGCTACTTCTGGCTTGAATGCCAAGGACAATGTTCGCGCTAAGGCGATTATCTCTGCGGATGAAGTAGAGGTTCTGACTGCTGAGGGGAACTGGGTTCCTGTCTCGGCTGGTTCTCAGACACCAGAGGCTCGTCTGCGTGCCGAGGCTGCTGGGCGTAACCCAATGCCTGATCCGTTTACCGGTGAACCCCGCCCGTACTCCGAACAGGTCGCTAAGGCCGTGGACGCCGAAGAGGCGAAGAAGTACAAGGCTGAGATGGCGAAGGCCCACGGGCACGTTGATCAGACCATCGAGAAGACCGCTGCCCTCGAAAAGAAGACTGGAACCGATCCCGACCCCGCTGGGCCGATTCCGTTCCATGCCGATGACCCATACGCTGATAATCCTCTTCCGAGCCTGTCTGAGCAGGACTGGCTCCGAAAGGAGAAGTTCCGCGCCCACACGGTTCTGACCTCCAAAACCTCTTCTGCTGCTGCCAAGAATGCTGCCCGCGCTCGAATTAAGTTGATCGAGCGCGCGGAAGAGGCGATCAAGGGCGAGCGCCGTTCTGCCCACCATGTCAAGTTGGTGCTGAAGGCGCATGGCGCTGAGGCCAAGAAGGCGATTCCGCCGAACCAGATTTCGCCCCTCGCGCTCTCTTCCTATGACGCTGGTGTGGAGCAGGTTCGCTCGCTCTGGCGGCGACTCTTGAACACGCCGGTCGGTCCTGTCGAGGGTGGGACCCATCACATTACTGTGGGCGGCAAGCAACTCGACCATATTCCGAAGCACGTCTATGACGAGGTTGAGGCGAAGGTCTCTGCCTATATCCGTGCAGCCCGTGGTGGCTGGCGGAACGAATTGCTGACTAAGCGGAAGCAGAAGGGCGGGTCCAAGCCCGAACTTCAACTCGGCGAAGAGCCGCCCATCCCCATCGCTGGCCGGATGTCGGATAAGGACCCGCTCGTGCTGGAAGCGAAGAAGCAGGCCCTTCTCGATTACGCCCGCGACACCGGGACCAAAATCAGTGTTGAGGCGTATGACGAGGCCCGTCACGTGCTCTGGCGCTCGTTCGTCCAGAATAAGTCCGCCCGCTATCTGTTGACGAAGGCCAAGAAGTACCGTCTGCTGAACAAGGATGTCTCGCTTGAAGACGCCTTCCTGCACGTGCGGAAGATCGAGGCCGAGAAGGAGTCTCTCCGGCAGCTTCAGGTGGTCGCACGCGAGATGCCGGGGTTCAAGTCTGAAGAGATTATGGCTGAGTTCCTCCGGCGCTACAGTGATGACGGCATCCTGTATCACCCTGCCAAGCCACTGAGCGAGTTCCAGCGGGCTACGGTCGAGGGGTACATCAAGGACATCACTGGATTCAACGAACTAGACGACCGAATGGCTGGGTTCCTTCAGTCTGCCAACCGTCCGCCGTTCGAGAACCGCGAGTTGACTAAGGGCTTCCTTACCCGTATCGGAGCGTGGAGCCCACGCAAGAGCGAGTTGTTCCTCGCCGATGCGACTTCGTGGAGCGTTCAGGAAGAGGCCCGGTACTGGCTGGTCAACTATGGAGAGATTCCTGAGTGGGCCGATGAACTCGCCCTTGTGCGTGGAAACAAGGCGTTCTTCAGGAATGATGGCCTTCACTATGCCCAACTTCAGGCGTGGGGCGTGTTCAACCGTGCCGCCGATCTGAAGATGCGTGCTTCTGGTAAGACCGCGAAGGAGATTGAGGCGGCTCAGTTGGAGAGCGGGCGACGTTCGTTGGCCCAGCAGCGGAAGTTCGCCATCGAGCGGTATGGCAAGTTGGTGTCGAGGGATGGCAAGACGCTGGATGAGATGCCATGGTTGATGAACGATGGAGAGTATCGCCGCTACCTTGCTCGCGATATGGCCGAGGCTCTGCCTCCCCAGTTCATCCAGAACGCCGCCGAACTGGATGAGTTCATCGAACTGGCCAATAAGGTGTTGAATCCTCTGTTCGAGAAGTACATCGGCGAGAAGGCCGTGGATGGTGTGGTTGATTACACCGACCTCCTTCGCTACGTTTCCGAGGTTCAGGCCACGCTGCTGGCTAGTCCGAAGTGGGCTCGCCGCCACCGGGACATTCTTGGCGATGGATTGAATACTTGGGCGTGGTTCAACCGCTGGCTCGTGTTCAGCAACCCCTCGTTCCTCGTCACCAACGTGATCGACGCTCCGATCAAGACTGCGTACTACACGTTCACTCGGCGTGGCTTGTTCAGTGTTGACCTTGCCCGCGTCAGTGCCGATGCTCGCGCCGGTGCGCTTTCCTTGACTCCATCTTCTATTGGGTACGATACGACTTCTGCGATGTACCGCGTGAAGCAGGCTAGCGTCAAGAGCCGCTTGACCGATCCGCGCGGGTATTCCGATATGGAGCGTGCCGTGGATCGTGGTCTTGCTCTGGTTGATGGTACCGGGGCGGTGTTCCCTGAGATTGCCGGTCGTGTGGAACTTGCCCACCAGATGGCGCTGGCTCGCCAGATTTACGCCACGTTCTATGATGACGCGATCAAGCGGCTGGGGGATACGCCCGCGACCCGCGAGTTGGCTGATGCCTACGCCAAGAATATGGCTAGCAAGGAGGCTCGCCATATGTGGCCCTCCGCTGGTGATGCTCCTATCGAGCGTTTGTGGAATCGGATCGTGCCGTTCGCCTCGTATAGCGTGCGGAACAAGCTGATGTTCATTTCTGAGGCGGTCGGCCATCCCGCCCTGCTGAACTACATCGACGCCATTGGGCGCTATATCGAGCAGGAGAACCTGAAGAACTGGGAGGCGAACCCGGACACCAAGGACTTCGAGATGCCCGAGCATCTCCGGCGTCGCCTCGAAATCCCGTGGGCCAAGGGGTATTACCTCGACCTCTCCACGTTCACCGATGCCTCGCGCGGCCTGAAGCCCCTCTTCGCCGATAACTCCAATACGACCGCTCAGGACTTTGCCGCCCAGTGGATCAGGCTCGTGAATCCCGGCCCGCAGGCTGGTATCTACGCCCTGTTCAATGCCTTTGGCCTGTTCCCTCGCACGGGCTGGGTGCTGAATGCCAATGGCGAGTGGGAGCGCCGGACCGTGGGCTGGACCGAGCCGTGGTCGAAGGACAATCCCGATCTGTCTTCCGTCTTCTGGATGGTGGACGCCATGGAGAGCGCCCAGCAGTATGGCATCGGCGGGTTCACTGGCGATGAGGCGACCATGCTTCTCGGACAGGTCTTGTTCTTCAACGGGATCAGCACCTACGACAAGGGCTCTGTCTACAACGCCTATTACTTCACGCTGAAGGAGAAGTCGCCCGAGGACGCGAAGAAGTGGCTGCTGACCCCTCACGGTAAGTATCTTCTCGACTGGTGGGAGGATCGTGCCAAGGACCCCAAGCTGGTCAAGGACCAGTTCTCCTCCATGGCCAAGAATGCCCTCGATCCTTCGCCGTGGTTCCATGACCAGACGCCCCAGTTCCAGAAGAAGCTGAAGGACGCCCGTGACCTGATCCGTGCCATTCGACAGGGCTTTGCCGCCGAGTTGTCCCAGTTGACTCCCGGTACGAAGGAATACCGTGAGATGAAGGCGCGGATGTACATGGCGATCAACAACGTCTACCTCAATACGCCGGAGTTGATGTACGCGGATGTCTTCTCCAAGACGCCTACTGAGTGGGCCGCTCAGTTGGAAGACTGGGAAATCGACAAGCACATGGACGACTTCATGGCCTTGTCCCGCCAG